AGTATTACCTTCTTCACAGAAAATACCGAGCAAATGCGTATTAACGCATTAGGTAGTGTAGGTATTGGCACCAGTAGCCCAGTAACAAAACTTGATGTCGCCGGTAACATTTCTATTACCGGATCAAATCCAACTTATTATGTTACTCGCGGAGACGGAACATACGTACCTATCCTTCAGTTAGAATCTTCTACAGACGATGTATTGGTAGGATTTACCAGTATTGATGCCTTAAGGTTATACGACGATTCTGGAGAGGTAGTACGCTTAGACGGAACCGGAAAAGTAGGTATTGGTATAACTAACCCAGGTGCTATCCTAGACGTAAACCATCCAGACGGAACTACTAATATCATTAGAGTATCCAGCGGATCTGGTAACTACAGATTCAGAGTAGACCAGTTCTTTGATATGTACATGACCAACGGCTCAGGTACAGATAGATTAGCTATCAAGAACGACGGTACAATTTACGCTCCTAACTTAGGAACAGGAGCAGATAACTCTGTTGTAATTTTAGATTCTGACGGGTATTTAAAGACTGACGAGATTGATTCAAGAGTATGGGGCACGAGCCTGGTAGATGGTTCAGGTGCTACTAACAGAGTAGCTTACTGGTCGGATGCTGACACTTTAACTTCTGATGCTGATCTTATTTTCGACGGCGCTAATTTAGGTATCGGCACCTCTACCCCGTACGCACCTCTCCACGTTAAAGTTACAGGTACTCCCCCTACCTCCGGCCAACAGGGCTACTTTGGTAACGTAGTACTCGCCGGTGATGATGGTAAGTGGAATAGACTACGCTTTGATACTGCAGGAACAGGATCATGGGGTGTAGCTGTCAACCCAGACCGTAAATTTGCAATCTCTAGATTAGACTCAGGCTTTAGCGGCACTCCTGACGATATTAACTTTATTATCGATACTACAGGTAATGTAGGTATTGGAGTTGCTTCTCCGTCAGTCAGGCTACACGTAGCATCTGCAGAAGCGGGATATGCCGGAGATAGAGCAACTACAGTAACATCAGCCTCTCTACTACTTAAAACTAACGCTTTAGATTCAACCGTTACTTCTTTCGGAGGTGTTGACGGAGGAGGAGCATACATTCAAAGAACTAACGGAGCAGGCACTACAGCCTATCCGATATTCCTCAACCCATACGGGGGTAGTGTGGGTATTGGGACCGACAGTGCAGGATTTACCCTGGATGTTGTCGGTAACGCTAGGTATACCGGTAACATATACAGTACTAGTACAAGTGAAAACGCTATAAAAACAAGGTTTATAGCTGGAGCAGCAAGCGGAACAACAAACGATGGTACTCTATACCTACAGTATAGTAATGCAAACCACGTCTCAATTGGGGAAACCAGTACAGGTGGTTTACGTGTCGCCGGTAGCGTAGGTATCGGAACCACCTCTCCTAATGCTACCCTACACGTAGTCGGAGGAGCTCATTTTGGAACAGATTCAGGCACAATTAACCCAAGACTTGGACAAGTACTTATTGAAACCGGATCAGGAGCTAGTACATCCTTTCTGATGTATACTTATGGTTCAAGCGTGTTTAATATCCAGTCAGACGGTAGCATAGCACAAATTGGATGGGGCAGTAGTGTAGATAGAACTGTTGCTTTTACTAATAGTGGAACTGGTGACATAAAAGTAGGTGTTGGAACTACAGTACCGAGTTACAACCTAGACGTACTCGGAACAATCAGAGGCGGAGCTATCTACACAGATAGATATGTCTATGACTCCGCAGATACAAACACATACTTAGACTTTGTTTCTGCAGACCAGGTTAGAATCGTAGCCGGAGGAGTAGAGATGTGGAGATGGGTAGAATCAGGAACTGACTACTCATACACCGCAGCCCGTGTAGGTATTGGTACCACCCTCCCAGACACCATGTTGCATGTAGTAGGAGATACTAAGTTTGTAGGAGATATGACCGTTGACGGTATTCTTACAGCAAGAGAATTCCATACTACGTTTGTATCTGCAAGTATTGTATTTGACTCAGGATCTACAATATTTGGTAATAGCAACGATGATACCCATGACTTCTACGGAACGGTAGGTATCACAGGTACTTTAGAACAAAATTATTTAGAGGTAGATGGTATGGCCGGCTTTGCCGGAATAGGCTCCGGCTCTGCTGCAATGGTGGAATTCTTAAACGCCGGTGATGGTAATAACCTCTTTATCAGAACTCTAAATAGCGCGAGAACAGATGCAGCACCGTTAGCTGTCTGGACTGATAATAATCCTAGATTTATTATACGTAATGACGGTAAAGTAGGTATTGGTACTGCTACTCCAGGAGCCATCCTTCACGTCGAGGGCGATATATGGCAACCATCAGGAATACTTTATACCGACCGCGTAACCCCATACACTGGTAATCAGCTTCAATTGTTGGGTGGAGGTTCCAACTTTTTATATATAAACGGCAACGTAGGTATTGGATTAACAAACCCATACGCCCAGTTATCTATACAAAACCAAATAAGTAACGGAAGTACACCAGTAGCTTCTTATGATGCTGGCCCAAACACAGGGCTTGGACAAAACTTCTTTAATGGCTATTACGCAAGCGATAGCGATGGACTTGGTCCATATCCAAGGTACCTTGATATTGTTTCTACCGGCTATCCAGATGGTACAAACGGTGGTAGTAATATTAGATTCTTCACAAATCCTATAGCGCTAAACTCCCCGGCCGTACCTAGAATGGTAATAAATTCTAGCGGTAATGTAGGTATTGGTACTGCTAACCCTGCCGCTACATTAGATATTGCTAACTCTCAACCTTTACTTAGACTAACTAATACAGAAGATAAGACTTGGTCTTCCGGGCAGAATATAAGTAAAATAGACTTCTACACTAAAGATTCTAGCAGTCCTAATGGAACTAAAATTGCTGCCTATATTCAAAATATTAATGATGTAGCTTCTTCGGTTCCTGCTGGAGCTTTAGCATTTGGAACATCACCGGGTGGAGGCGCCTCAGTCGCAGCAACCGAAGCAATGCGAATTACTGGTCACAGTGGCGGCTTTGTAGGTATTGGTACTTCCTCACCATCTTATAAGCTGCATGTAGACGCTAACACAGGTGCTCTATTTAGAGTAAGCAACGGAGCACCGTTAACATACTTCCAGACCTCTTACTACGGATATGCATCAAGTTACGAAGTAGCACAGATTGGTGATTGGTACGGTAAGGGCTCAAACGGTGTAGCAGCAGCTATAGGTATTGATCCTAAGCTTATAACTGGAGGATCGTTCTTTGGTAATGAAGTAGCATTACCGGACTTTACTGAATTTATTACAGCAAATGCTCCTTCAGGCAGTGCTACTGACTGGAATCAAAACGTTCTAGTAATCTCAGGATCTAGCATTGGTATTGGAGTAGCAGCACCGACTACAAAATTAGACGTAGCAGGAGATATACATTCTAGCGGTAATATATTAGGAAGCACTCTATATACAGACGAGTATATCTACCATACCGGTGATACAAATACATATTTTAGATTTGATACAGATATAGCTCAAGTTTTTGCTGGAGGAGTAGAGATGATGCGCTGGCAAGAGACTACTCAAGATAGAGTAGTAGTCAACATCAACCAAGGTGATGTAGATTTCTATGTAGGTACAACAGCAAACCTTTACTCTATATACGCAGACGGAGCTAACGGAAACGTAGGTATTAACACTAGCGCTCCTCTAGCACAGCTTCATATCAATAACGATGAATCTTGGTCAGCTCAAGATCTAGGAGCTACCTCTTCAGGATCTGTAGCATTTAGAATCACAGGTAGAAATGGAGCTGTAAGAGACTTTGTAGTATCATCAAATGGTACTGAGAACTACACCATGCAAGTCCTAGGAGATTCTACACAAACCGGTCAGTTGCATATCAACCCGTTTGGAGGTAATGTAGGTATTGGCACTACTAGTCCAGGTCAAAAGCTACAGGTTGCTGGAAACATTTATGCTACCGGATATGTACAAGGAGGCTCAGCCTACATAAGTGATCAAAGCGGAATATCTTCATTTGGATCTAATTCCGGCACTCGCTCTATCAGAGTAGGTAGAGACGGCACTTATAATGACCTATTCATCACCGGATCAAGCGGTAACGTAGGTATTGGTACAACAACACCAGATGCAAAACTAAGAGTAGATGGTAACGGAACTTTTTACTCAGCCATCGGTGCAAACGATGATGTAAGAACCGGATTAGCTCATTACGATTCTACATCACAAGCTGCCGGTGTTGGCGGTCAGATTGTTCTTGGATATAAGTATATCGGTGATACTAACTACACAGAAGGTGCTATCATCAAAATGTACAAATTAAACAGTACATCAGGTAACTACAGCTCAGGACTTAAATTCCAAGTAAGAGAATCAGGCGTTGGATTAAGCTCTAAGATGACTTTAGATCCATTTGGTAACTTAGGAATTGGAACTACTGGTCCATCTGAAAAACTACATCTCTATAATTCTACAGCAACTGCTGCGTCTTTAATAAAAGGCACCGGCGCTAACTTAGCCTCTAGCTATGCTCTTGAACACGGAGGAGGCGGAGCAAGAACAGAAGTAGACGGTACCTGGAAAATGTCTTACGGATCGGCAGAAACAGATTTCGGCTTAACACCTAATCTGGGAGGTGGAATGGTATTCTGGTTTAACAGCGGAAGTACCTATGAGACTCCTATGGTATTGAAGAGAAACGGAGATGCTTTATTTGGAGGTAACGTAGGTATAGGTAAAAGCGGAGCATCCGCAGCACTTGATGTTCAAGGTAATGCTATCTTTAGAGTAAGCGATAGTTCAAACACTACAGGAGGATTCACTATTACTAATGATGACTCTAGTCCAACTGCAGCTTCCTGGACGTTTGACTCAAACCCAGTCTTCTTAGTTACAAGCGATAACCCAGCAAACCCTCACATCGGAATAAACCAATCCTCTACTGATTCTAATCCTGCTAAAATTATCGGATATAAATCCAGAGGAACAACAGGAGCTAACTCAAGTGTAGCTAACGGAGACGAGATCTTCCAAATTCAGGCCTTTGCTTTACAAACTGCTGGACCAAACTACTATAAGTTTGGCGGTGATATGACCTGGTACAAAGATGATAACGGAGGTACAGCCAGTACTTACGCTCCTATGAGTTTAAGATGGAGATTAGCTCTAAATACCACTACTGTTCATACTCCGATGACTCTGCTCTATAACGGTAATCTAGGATTAGGTACTACTACCCCAGGCTACACTCTAGAAGTAGACGGTAATGCAAAAATCCATAATACAACATTATTAGCAACCGATGCAAACAGTTATGTTAATATCGGTGCATCTTATGGAAGTACTACCACAGCCTCTGATACAAAACTTATAATACAGGGTAAGAACGTAACAGATGCAGGTACAAACTATTACGGAGACTTTGGTCAGATATTACTGTGGGCAAACTCAAATTACACTGGTAGCTCTAGAAGAATCTTAATCACTAATGCTCTTGATGTTAACAAATTTGCAATCATTAGATCTACAGATGCTAACACTACTCCAACCATTGGACAGCAAGGCGGTGTAACAGACGGTACTGCAGATTTTGTTATAGATAGTAACGGTAACGTAGGTATTGGTACTACCAGCCCAGCTAAGATATTGACAATAGCTGCATCCTCACAGACCTGGGCTTCAGCTCCACAAGTAGCCTTTTATGATACTGTTTCTGGACAAACTGATTCAAGGAACTGGACGGTAGGAGCCATTTCTACAAACTACGGAAACTTTACTATTGCTAACTCAACAGCCGCTGGCGGAGATCCAACTTCTGCAAGACTTACAATAGATAAGAACGGTAATGTAGGTGTTGGTTTAACATCTCCTGGATCTGTTCTAGATGTTAACTACAGAGACACCAATACTAATATCATAAGAGCATCAAACGGAGCCGGAGTATATAGATGGAGAGTAGACCAGAACTTTGATATGTTCTTCACCAGCGCTTCAGTCGACAATGCAGGAATCTATAGCAACGGTAATGCATACTTCTTAGGAGATGTAGCTATAGGTAAATCTAGCGCTACTGCTCCACTTAACGTATTCTCTCCATCGGTTGTTAACATTGCAAAGTTTGAAAACAATGCGACCGGTATACAAGTACTTATCGGTGACTCAAGTAATACACTATACTCAAATACTGTATGGGCAACCAACAGTGGTACTGGGGAAGTATTTAAACAGGGATCAGCTAATACAAGCTGGGGTGGTGTTAGTTCCTTAAACATCTATAACAGTAACGGTAAGATAGTATTCCACCCTAACAACACTGCTAACGTTATGACTATCGATACTACTGCAAACGTAGGTATCGGTTCAACATCGCCATCAGCTAAACTTAATGTAGTTGGATCAGCCGACGTTCTAGTAGTAGCAGGATCAGGTAGTACAGCCAACACTACTATCATGGCCGTTGATGGTAATAACGGTAGATTATTTGAGGTAAGCGATGATCTAAGTGATTCATTATTTAGTGTTAACACTATAGCCGGTCTACCGGTTATGGAAGCGTTTGCTGATAATACAGTAGTATTAGGAGCTTATGGACAGTGTGATTTAGTAGTAACTGGTAGTAAGGTAGGTATTGGTACTTGCAGTGTTCGTGATTATAGTAAGTTTGAAGTACGGCTAGGTCAAACTGAAAGTGCTAAATTTGGATCCTGGGAAGTATATACTTACGGAGTAAATAATGCTTGGATAGGAGAGAACGTTTATTTTGACGGTACTGATTTTAGACACAGAGCAGCTGGTTATGCTAACCTGCTTTACAGCGATGCAACAGGTGGCTTCCAGATAAGAATGACTCCGTCCACTGGGGCAGCTGGAGCTGTAGCTAGCTATGCAAAAACGTTTGTAATACTGCCAAACGGTAACGTAGGTATTGGATCAACAACTCCAGCTTATAAACTAGATGTAACTGGAACTATCCGTGCAACAGGTGATGTAATCGCTTATTCAGATGCTAGAGTAAAAGAAAACGTAGTAACGCTAGAAAATTCTCTAGAAAAAGTACAGAACTTACGAGGAGTTTCGTATAATAAGATAGGAGAGCCTGAGAAGAAGATCGGTGTTATAGCCCAGGAAGTACTAGAAGTACTACCGGAAGTAGTATCTCAAGACTCTGAAGGAACTTATTCAGTTGCTTACGGTAACATTACAGCTGTATTGATTGAAGCAATCAAAGAGCAGCAAAAGCAGATCGATGAATTGAAACAAGAAATTAAAAAACTCAAAGGTTAATGTCACTCCATCACAATCCTAGAATAGTAACAAGTGGAATAACCTTTGCCATTGATGCAGGTGATATAAATTCATACCCTGGGACAGGTACTACTGTGTCTGATTTGATTAGTACTCCTACTGGCACAATAACTAACGCTACTTTTTCAAATAGTAATAACGGGATATGGGTCTTTGACGGTACCGACGATTATATCAATTTTTCTAGCTTAGATTCTACCTTCCACACTTCACAAGGATCTATAGAAGCTTGGGTAAAACCAAGTAGTGACGGTTCTGATCAAATGGTAGCTGGCTTTGGAGGAGGAGGTACGTATGGCGCAACTCGAGTTATACGAATAAACGGGAGTAACTGGGGGTATGTTACGTATGGGAGCAGTAACCAAGACTGGGGAGGAATAGCTTCTGTTGCATTTAATACTTGGGCTCATATAGTCTTAGGTTGGAACGGAACAGCACTTACTTTTTGGCTAAATGCAAGAAAGTATACTGCCATTAGATCAGGAGTGGTGACTCCTAATAGCAGTGTAATACGACTAGGGGTTGCTCCTTGGAACACCTCCGATAGGCCCTTTGAAGGAAGTATAGCAAAGTATACATCATATTCAAGGCTTTTATCGGACGACGAAGTGTTACAAAACTACGAAGCACAAAAAACAAGATTCCAATAATATGCCAACAGCAGTAGGACCAAATACATACGGAGAAGAGAATCTAGTCTTTGGCTATGATTTAGGAGATGTAAGCAATTCTTATAAAGGAGAGCCTACAACTAACTATGTACCCGGTACTTTTAATTACGGACTGTACGCATACGCATCTGGACCTGTAGATACTACAGTCTTAAATGAAAACAATAAATCAATTACTGCTAAGAGGTACACAATTACTAATGCAGTAAACACTGCTAGAGCAGCAATATTTCCAAGTGGATTAACCACAGGAGTAGCTTATACGTTTTCTTTTAAGTGGAAGTATAACGGTACTACAACAACTTCTCCAAGTATAAGCGTTTCAGCATATAAAGGATACCCAGAAGGAAATAATAATAGCTTTACTTCCGAGACAGCAGACACAGTTAATATAGGGCAAGGATGGTACCTAACTACCTATATTTTTGTATTTTCATCTAATCCAACAGGAGCTAGTATACTTACCTTCGGCATAAATACAAGCAGTAACACAAGCTACGTAGGAGAAACATTTGATGTTTATGAAGCTCAATTTGAAATAAAAGATCATAGAACTCAATATGCTAACGGTACTCGATCAGCCACCCAAGGCTTACTAGATCTCACAGGCAATTCAACAATCAATCTAACAAACGTATCATTTGACAGTAATGCACAAATGACTTTTGATGGTACGGATGATATAATACAAATTCCATCTGCTACTTGGAACATACTTACAGCTCACACACTAGAAGCTGTATTCAAAGCTAACGGTACTGCATTTAGTGGGTACCATGTAATGTTTCAAAAAGAGGGAGGATATAGTGGAGGAGCTGTTTACGGACTAAGAGCTAATAATGCTGGAGGTAACCTAATTGCCATGATATGTTATGATGCCCAATCAGCAAATCAGAATAATTTATACTCCTCTACAACTGTTACTAACGGACAGTATTATCACGTAGTGGCTACTTTTGATAGTGGTTATAATTGGAAAATCTACATAAACGGAGTTTTAGAAAATGAAACTACATTAACCAGTAACCCGTATCAAAACTCATCTTCTATCTCTATAGGAAGAGGAGACAGTAGAACTATGAACGGCGAGCTTCCTATTGCAAAAATATACAACCGAACGCTCACAGCCTCAGAGGTCAAATCAAACTTCAACGCCATCAAAGGCAGATTTAATATTTAGTAAGTTATGGCAGTAAGACACGGATACGGAAAGATAGCAGGTACGGATGCATTAGTATTTGCATACGATACTGGAGATACTAGGAATAGTTATAAGGGAGAGCCTACGACTAACTTAACTACAGACACTCCATCCCAAAATGGGTGGCAGGGTACTTACAGTGTTGTAGATAGTAACACTAAGACTTTTCTAATAACTACCCAGCAAAATAGTGCTGCAGTAGGATCAGCTTGGAGAACTTTTTACTGGAGTGTATCTTCTTATATTGGCTCGTATATTACAATATCGGCAGATGTAGAATTTGTAAGTGAAACAAATTGTACCTTTAGTTCTATTACAATTGGACAAGGAAACACAGGACCCTACCCATATCATATTGCAGGTTCGGATTCAGCAGATAAGGTAACTATTAGTGATAAACCAGTTCAAAAGATACACATGACGTGGTCTGGAGTTATAAACTCTACCGGTATAGTTGGATTTACCCAATGGATAGACAACGTAACAGTAAACGGCGCAAATGCTGTACTACGATTAACAAACGTACAAATTGAAGCTAAATCCCATGAAACTCCATTTGTAAACGGCACTCGATCAGCCACACAAGGTTTATTAGATCTTACAGGCAATTCAACAATTGACATATCAACCGTATCATTTGATAGCAGTGCACAGAAAGTTTTTGACGGTACTAGTGACTACATGAGTATCTCCGCCGTTGGAATTTCAGATTACTCACAACCATTTACTATGGAATGTATATTCATGGTAGATCCTACAGCAACTTGGGACAACGGGTATAGGAGTAATATATTTGGTAATGGCAGCTCTTACTCAGGAATGTACGGGCTTAATAAACATGGTGGTGATAGTGTAGGATTGTATGTAAGAGATGCGTCTGGCGGAAGCGGGTGCGACATAGGCGGTTTATCTAAAGGAGTGTACTACCACTTAGTTGGAACTTGGGATGGAACTGATGATATACGTATATATTTAAACGGTAGTCTAGGTAATACGGTTACATCCGCAAAAAGCGGAGCACGTGTCACTAATATCTACATTGGAGGAAGAAGAGCCTTTTCAGGAGCATACGGAGAGTGGTACCACGGTGAAATACCAGTAGCTAAATATTACAACCGAGCACTTACGGCCATAGAGGTAAGAAACAACTTTAATTTATACAAAGGCCGATTTAACATGTAATCTATTTATATAAAAACACTATGAGCAGATTTCCTAACAGACGCTGGTTAGTTATCCCAGCCACCGAAGTAGAGAATGTAGACTTTAATCAGGTTCTAGAAACTTCAGCAGATTCTCTAAGATATTCTGTAGACGGAAGTGAAACTTTTGTTAAGTATGAAGTAATGGTAGTAGAAGAGACATACACTCAGACTCATAATGACATTGAAACTGGAGAAGAAGTAACTACCACAGTAGAAGCCGGAGTATACGGAAGACCTTCTATCTATTCAGAAGCTTATACAGAATACAACCACGAAGAGATTCTTGCTTTACTTGCTACTGAAGCTTGGACAGCACCAATTCAAGATTTAGAATAAGATTATGGCAGTACCAGGTTCAGGAGAGATATCATTAGGTAAGATTAGACAGGAGTTACAGGCAGCTAACTATACTAGCGGTCCGTATACTGCTGCTTCTACTTCTTTAGATCCAGCCGAGAACGGTACGTATGCTACTATCAATATTTGTTCTCCTTCTTACCCTTTGGCTGCTAACCCAGCTAAGATGTCTGAATGGAGAAATTATGATCATGATGCACCATGTCCATTCGCTACTGCTTCATACTACTTTGATGGAGGGGTAGATGGTACTGATAAGCTACAGAGCACCAACCGAATAGGTAACGACCCAGAAGCTAAACTTCAAGCCGACCTGACGGAGAAATGGACACTTTCAATGTGGGTAAGACCAGACGGTATAGGGCCCTATTCAAACGGCGATCCAGGTTACCAACGTCTACATGGACTGTGGTGGATTGATGATCAGTCAAACGGATACATTTGTGATATTAACTATGTTCCCTACTACACCAACGGTACAGATAACTACCTACAGCTTACTATTTCTGCCGCTTCCGGTTCTGCTAACAATAGAGTATGGCAAGTACCTTTAGACGGAAGCGGTGCTAATGTTAATGAAACTGGGGTAACTGACGCTGATACCTGGAACGTTAACTCCCAGCCTGGTAATCCAAACGGTAACGGATTTGTACATTTAGTTTTTGTATACGATGCTAACCAAGGACAAAATGTAGATAAATTTAAAGTGTACTGGAACACTAGCGCTCTAAAGAATATGTCATATGCTACCAGCGGCAACGGCGGCCCATCGAATATAAACTACACCGGAGACCAGTATTGGAAAATAGGTCAAGCACATTTAGGAGGACTCACAACTGGCGCTCCGGGTGTATGGCTCGGATGGATAGGATGGGTAAGCTATACAAACATGTATGCAGCAACAACAACTGACGTTAGCACACTTTATAACAGCGGTACTCCTCCTGATCCAAATGACATTGCTAACATATATTCAGACATGGTACATTTTGAACTTGGAAATGGAGCAAACTCTACAGAAGAGGACTATACTGGATTTAATATAGAGTTAACAGTAACTACAGCAGACTTCACCCAGAATATTTACCCATAATTATAATAAAGGACTATGGAAGATAAAGGGTTAGGAGATACTATTGCTAGAGTCACTCATGCTACCGGCATAGATCGATTAGCACAAAAAATAGCAAAAGCAAGAGGAAAGTCTGATTGCGGATGCAAAAGAAGACAGGAGTATATTAATCAACTTATTACATATAAAAAACTAAACGATGGCGACAACTTATAGAGTTTTAAAACAACTTATTCCGGCTGGCTACGATGCCAATGACCCTAACTGGGCTAAAAGACAGATCTGGGTACAAAAACTTAACAACGACGATACTGTTGATGAGTTTGATACTCAGGCAGAAGCCGATGCTAAGGCAGCTGAATTACAGGCTGCTGATCCTACAGACAGACAGTACAAAGTTGTAGAGGTAGAAGTATAACTATTTATATTAAAAATAACAACATGGGACTAACAAGCGATTTTTCTAAATTTGGCGTTACATTTGAAGATGCTTATCATAGAATTGGTAATCTAAATTATAACGTACACGAATATGAAGCACCCGTAGTAGTGTCTACTGGATCTATTGATGAAAATGGTGAACCAGTACCGCCGGTATACGAAACTCAATGGACTAAGACAGCTAACGCTTCTGGTGATGTTTTAACCTATGCCTCTTTAGAAGCTCGTAATGCTCACTCAGAGTCACTTTCTAGAACTCACTTTGGTTTCCAAGTTGATCTAGATTCAGATAGCACTTGGATTGAGCAAGCATACGCTTACCTTAAGACTACACCTGATTTTAGTGCTGCTACTGACGCACTTTAATATTTACTAAGATATAGCGAGGAGCTGGCAATCGCCGGCTTTTCCTATTTATAATAAAATTATTCTGTGGCATCTACTCGTCTTACCGCATTAGCATTAGCTAACCTTAGAAAAGCTTCTCTCTCAGTAGATGCAAGCGGTAAAATTATTAGAGAAATTGAAGATGAAGGCGGTAAGATTGTACTTAATACTACCACAAGTACTACCACAACTACTACCACTGGAAGCGGTGTAACAAAGATTACCACAGGTACAGACTCTGGCAATATTATAGTAGATGTCGCAACAACAAACCTCTCTATTATGGGAGGTAGAAATATCTCTACCAAAGCAGTAGACGGTAAAGTTTATTTAGATTTAGCTAACAGTATCACACTCACTCAAGCTACAATAACAACACCGGATACCACTTCCCCGTTAATATTAAAAAATTCATCAGGAAGCACTATCTTAGAAGTAACATCAGAGGGTATAACTAAACTGCCGGTAAAAGCAGAACCTCCTACGGTTACTACCGGTATTATTTATGCTTCAGGATTAGGATCTTTAGGAGAAGGTTACTACGTAGGTCATCTAGGTCTCTCAGACCCAATCTCCCCAGCAGACCCTGGCAAAGAAAATGAGAATTAACGACCTATTTATATAAACATTAAACAGTACACAACATGGCAACAGCATGGAAGAAGATTATAGTATCAGGGTCAGCAGCTGAATTAGCTAGCGTATATGCAGATGGTCCGATCACAGGTTCAGTAGCAAAATTTGCTAATTTATCAGGTTCTGCTACAAGCGGCACTTCTAAAATTGTTGCAATTGCTGAAGCAGACGGAACTCTTAAAAAGAGATCAATCGATATAAGAGTATTCGACGGCGGCCTACTTGGAACCTCTGGTGCATCTGCAGGAAAAGTAGCAGTCTATTTAGACAGTGAAAACGTATACGGAGATGATCAGTTTACCTGGAACGCTTCTGCCAATGTATTAACAATCTCAGGTTCTACTTTTGGTAGAGACGTAACTATCGAAGGAGACTTAATTGTTAACGGTTCATCAACGGTTATTAACACTACAAACTTAACAGTTGAAGACCGATTCATCTTACTAGGTTCAGGATCTACTACAGCTGACGCTGGTATCATCGTACCTACAAGTGTTGTATCAGGTGTTCAATTTGGTAGAGCCTTCTTCTACGATAATGCACAAGACAGGTGGTCGTTCAACGACTCTGTTGCAGAAACTAATACAGGTGCTGCTCTTCCTCAAGCATGGGCAGGTGTTGTCTACACAGGGGCAACCGGTGAAGCACCTACTGTTGCTCCTAGGTACGGGGGTAATACTTACGGTCACGGTTCAATTTTCGTAGATACTGTTACAGGAGAAATTTACATCTATACCAAAGACGGCGATACTGTAGATTCAGGCAATGAGTTTGTAAGTTCCGGCGGCGGTGGCGAAGGAAATTAACAGTTATATTAAACTAAACTAAATTTTATGGGGTTATTAGATAAGGTTACACAAAAACAAGAAGATCCTAACCAGTTGACGGTCGAGGAGCTAGAATTCTTATTACTCAAAATTAAAAAAATGAGATTCTCCGGTGATGAGCTAGATACCCTAACCCGAGCAGTAGTAAAACTACAGAATCAATACATTAAATTAGGAGGTCAATAGTTATGTCAAAACCAGATTTTACACACAATGACTTTCAGATCATTAAACAGTGTGTTGAGAATGCTACATTTCAAGGAAGCAGCGTAAGAATGATTGCAGAGCTACTAGATAAGGTTGATTTACACCTTACAGCTACCACTCCAAAACAATAATCTATTTATATTAGATTGAAGGCCCGAAAGGGAAGTGGGCAGGCACTATCCTGTAACCAACCTCAATGTAAGTAGTATATGCCATCATGGAAAAAGGTGGTGTTGCATGGGTCTTCTGGCTCCCTTGCACATCTCAAGCTTGAAAACCTAACAAGCCAGAACGTATTAGGTACTGATGCCAACGGTAATGTTATCGCTGGGTCAGTTTCTGGGTATTCATTACCCGTGGCTAATTCTTCTACATTGGGGGGAATCAAAGTTGGTAACGGTCTAACGATGAACGGCGGTACCGGGGTACTGTCTGTCAATTCAAACATTACTGCTTCTAAGCTAACCATTACAGCAGATAGTAGTTCAGCTCAAGTCTACGGTATTTACTTTGGTACAGTAGGATCAAATGCTTCTCCTAAAGGAGATTCTTCAGGTATAAATTATTTCCCGTATACCCAAACTACCACAATCAAAAACCTATCGGTTGCTAACAATATCTCCGTTAACGGAACAGTAGACGGTAGAGATATAGCTGGAGATGGAACCAAGCTAGATGGACTTATAGCCCAGACCAGCTCTTTCTTAGTTGATACTGTATATACGTTACCTATTGCTACCACCACTGCTTTAGGAGGTATTAAGATTGGTAGTGGTTTAACAGTCAATAAAACAACCGGAGTAGTAACCGCACCAGCAGGTACTATCCTAAGCGCCGATAGGCAAAACTTTTATTCCGGAAGCTTAAGCCTCACAGGAAGCGGTGCCACCTCGGTTACGTATTCCTCTCAGATAGGAGGATTTATAATTAGTTCTACAGATACAGACACTACTTATTCTGCTGCTACTACTTCTACAGCCGGACTTATGTCTTCTACAGATAAGACTAAGTTAGACGGTATAGCAGCTAGCGCCAACAATTATTCACTACCTATTGCTACAGCTTCCGCACTAGGAGGTATTAAAATCGGTAGTGGATTATCAATTAACAGCGAAACCGGAGTATTATCTGCAAACGTACAAGCAGGTACAATCTTAAGCGCTAATAGAAGAGATTATTACTCAGGAAGCTTAAACCTTACAGGAGACGGAGCAACTACAGTTACTTATTCTGCTGAAGCAGGAGGATTTGTAATCAGTTCAACCGATACCGATACCGATACCTGGAGACCATTAGGAACCGGTGCTACTGATGCAGCAGCAGGTAATCACACTCATGATGACCGTTATCTAAAAATAGCAGACACAGGGTCAATTATAGATTATATAGTAGCATCTGCCCCGGGTACTTTAGATACGTTAAACGAAATAGCTGCAGCAATTGGTGATGATGCTAACTTTAGTGCCAGCATTGCTGCTAAGATTGCAAGTAAAGCAGACGCCAATCACACTCACGATTATCTACCGTTAGCAGGCGGCACAATCACTAGAATGGTTACCGCTTACACAAATTTAACTAACGGAGAAGACTGGGCGAATTCACCAATCTCTTTAAGAGAACGTGATGCAGTTGATAGTACTCAAAGTGCGGATAAGTATTCTCCAAACTTAAACTTCCACTGGGCAGGTAGGGTATCTAAAAGCCTGTGGATGGGAGCTAACGGAAAACTAAACTGGGGCGAATATACCGCAGCAGGTATCCCGCAAGCAGACGGCACTATTAAAGCTGCTACCTTTGAAGGAGCACTTTCAGGCAACGCCACTTCAGCCACTTCTGCTACTTCAGCATCTTACGCTGCTACAGGTCCATTTGCAGCTACTTCCCACACTCATAACTACGATAATTACGGTAGTTGGACTATCTCAGATAGAACAAACACAGGAGAGATAGGCAGTGGAACTACTCTAGCAGTAACAGGAGCAGGAGCAACTTCGGTGTCTTATGATAGAAATACCGGGATACTTACAATCAGTTCAACTGATACAGACACTAATACCTGGAGACCATTAGGAACGGGTGCTACTGACGCAGCAGCAGGTAATCACTTACACGACGATCGCTACTACACTGAAACTGAAATTGATACTAAGCTAGCAGGTTACTATAATAAAACCTTCCAAGCTTTCTACGTTACCGGACGAGGAGACACCTACTATAAAGTAAGCTTTGATGTAGATCAGCTAGACGAAATCGAAATCTTTAGGAATTATAGTGATTCGATCGGTGGAACAGATGCAAACTGGAACAACGGATCTGCTACCCATTTTGGGGGAATGTCCATAACCGGTAAAGTACAGGAAAATGCTTGGGGAGGAATGCGTGAATTTGAAGATGTTCACGTAACTCATAACTATACTGTGATTGTCGGTAGAATTGATATGGGCGACGGTGCTGAATACAGTAAACTTAACGTATGGCTAAGAGGAGGTCCTAACGTCAGGTACTTTGTAAGAAGAAAAGGAGGCGCATCAACCACAGTAACAGTAGATCTTTCAAGCTATATAAACTCTCCGGATACGGAATATGATAATCCATACTTAAACAAAGTCTTCTATAAAGATGCTACGTTAAACATAGGAGGCAGTATAGAGGTAGACGGCACAGTAGACGGTAGAGATATTGCCACAGATGGTACTAAGCTAGATGGAATCGCTGCTAATGCAAATAATTACTCATTACCGGTAGCATCAGCTAGTGTACTAGGCGGTATTAAAGTAGGTACTAACCTCTCAATAACTGATGGAGTCTTAAGTTCTACGGATACCAACACAGTAACTTCAGTAGGTGTTACAGGAGATTTAACATCCGGCAATATTACTTTAGCTGGCTCTGGAGCTACTACAATTACTAAGTCTGGAGGTACTATTACAATTACCTCTACAGATACTGATACTACCTACAGTAACGCTACTACTGAAAGAGCTGGTCTAATGTCAACTACTGACAAGACTAAATTAGACGGCATTGCCGCAAGTGCAAATAACTACTCACTACCTCTAGCTACTTCCTCAGTATTAGGCGGTGTTAAGATCGGATATACAGCCAGCGGAAAGAACTACCCAGTACAGCTCTCTAATGAGCAAATGTATGTTAATGTTCCTTGGACTGACACAGATACTACCTATAGCGATGCTACTACTAGCCGTGCTGGCTTAATGTCCACTACTGACAAGTCTAAGCTAGACGGTATAGCAGCAAGTGCTAATAATTACTCACTACCTGTAGCTTCTGCTAGTGTGCTAGGCGGTATTAAGGTAGGAACTAATCTCTCAATATCTGAAGGAGTATTAAGCTCTACGGATACTAACACTTGGAGACCGCTAGGTACCGGTGCTACTGATGCCGCAGCCGGTAATCACACTCACGATGACCGATACTACACCGAAACTGAAGTTAATAGTTATTTAGATGGTAAATTAACTAATACTTGGGATAGTACTACTAATGTAAGCAACGGATTTTCCGATAGAGTAGGAGGATGGAACCCCTCAGATGATAACTATTGGGATGCTACTTTAAGAAGTACTTCTGGTAGAATATATACTGATGTTAGCGGTAGAACTGCAGATGCTAGTGGTTATAGTATTGACTTTGCTGTACCGTCCGGTATGAAGATGATGCATATCTCTACATTAGCATGGTCGAACACAGGGTATTTTGACGTCTACGGAGTCAAATCCAACGGAACAGCATTATGGATTAAACGTATAAACGATTTCCAGGATGTACAACATGAAAGTGTTAGCCTCGATCACGCTGGATCCCATATGTACAAGGTTGAAGGCGTTGACAGGTTTACTACCATAAGGCTTAAAGGACGTGTAGGTAGACTACACCTACAGGGTGTAGGCTGGACTAAAGAAAGAGGAGGAGGTGATTCGTTTAACGGATTTGTACACATAGATAACGTATACTCTCCTAGCACTATACTTACATCGGGAAATATTGGCTCTTACGCCCTAACATCTTTACCGTCTCATACCCATGACGATCGTTACTACACCGAGACAGAAGTAGATACTCTATTAGCCGGTAAACAAGCATCAGGTACCTACCTAACATCCTTACCTTCTCACGATCACGATGATCGCTATTTTACTGAGACTGAATCTGATAGTAGGTTCTTAAAATTAGCAGGAGGTACTATGACCGGTACTTTAACTGCTCCTACTATAGTCCCTACATTATTCCACTATGCTTACGGATGGAGAAAGTACTTTAAGGTTAGATCAGTAGGAGTAAACGGTGGAAGTATCAACGGAAAATGGGTACATTTATTTAGCGTAGAGATAGTAGGATCTTACGATAAAGCTCTCATTAAAGCTAAGTTAAATGGATACGACGATGTAGCAATCGGTACAGAAGTTATTCATGTTCTATATGAAAACGGAGGAAGTACTCAAGAAAACCACGACCTATACTGGTACTCTATTGATAATACAGCTTCTATATTTAAAGCAGTAAAATCCATTAGAACATCAGCATCCGGGCTTAGAAACTCATACGAGGTATGGGCTCAGATGGCTGGTGACTGGAGAGATACCTTTACAATGGAGGTTGAGTTCTGGGAAGAAGAGAATAGAGCATTAACTTTTGGAACAGCCGCCGGCCAGGCAGAAGAGCCATCTGGAGACAGTAACGATATTGTAAAAACATCCAGACAATGGGCAGTTAATAGTAACCTTTACATAGGAGGTAATATAACTTTAGCAGGTACAGTAGACGGTAGAGATATAGCTACTGATGGTACAAAGTTAGACGGTATTGCTGCTAATGCAAACAATTACTCACTACCTATAGCATCAGCTAGTACTTTAGGAGGTATTAAGATTGGTACAAACTTAAGTATTGATACAAACGGAGTAGTTAGTTCTACTGATACTAACACTTGGAGACCGCTAGGAACTGGAGCTACTGATGCAGCTGCTGGTAACCACACTCACGATGACCGTTACTACACAGAAACTGAATCTGATACTAGATTTGCCAGAAAAGATTCTACAGATTCAGCAGACCTATTGGGATTAGTTACAGTCAACGTAGATATGACGTTAAGAACAGACTGGCAGGCTACAAGTATTAGAGGTAATACCTTATCAACAGGTACCTACATAGTACAGGTATATGTAAATGACTACGCAGTAGGAGGAGGACATTACACAGAGTACTACTCAGGTACAATGTCCTGGTTCGGAACAGCAACAAATTCAACTGTTACAGACGAAATAGTGCTGCACAGAGCTGGTCACGCTCCAAATAGTGGTAGAATTTACCTACGTACAAAACGTACACCAGGAGCAAATGATGGAAATATGTATTTAGAGATGGCAGGGGATACAGACAATACTGGAAGTTCAAGGTATGTGTTTAAATTTAGAAGGTTAATATAATGAAACTTAAAGATACAGTCTACATATCAGGAGGACAGATCTGGACATCGGCTAATGATGGAGCTAGCTCTGGCCTAGATGCAGATACTCTAGACGGGAACCAAGCTACCGCCTTCGCTGCAGCTTCTCATACTCACGACTACCTTCCACTAGCAGGAGGAACATTAACAGGAAAACTTAACCTTCATGCTGGAAACTACGAGGGGTCTATTGTGTTTGGTAGTGTTTCAACTTGGAGAACAGGTATTCGCCAACACGATGATGCTGATGCAGAGTTAAGAATTTGGGCTAAGAGTGCTGACGGTATGATTTTCTTAGCTACAGGATATGACGGAGAACCTGCTGATATCGCCAGACCAACCGACGGTTTAGCTATACAAGGAAATAAATTAGGAATTGGTAACTTTAGTGCTGCTGACCCTGACTACAAGCTTCACGTAAAAGGAGATATCTATGCAAACGGAGGTTGGGTAAGAGTTTCCGGTAACGACGGATTATACTTTGAGACCCATGGCGGTGGCTGGTACATGATTGATTCTTCATGGATTCGTTCATACGGAAGTAAAAGCGTATATGTTAATGCAGGATTTGAAGTAGGATCGTGGATTCAAAACGCTGGTGATTATAGAACACTTAATGCATCTAATGACGGGTGGAATACTACCATATACCGTAACGGAGGATACCCGTTCTTCCGAGGCACTACAGTTGGTTTTGAAGGTGCTAGAGTGTATGCTCCTGAAGGTGCTGTTTATACAACAAGTACTTCTACAGTAACAGGAGCATTTAAAATTAAGCTACCTACACGTAAAAACAACTCATCTACAATGATGAGAATGACTGTAAAGATCTACCAGTACAATACCGGTAATTCTTACACCATTGAACTAGGAGGTTATAACTACGCAGGAGGAAACTGGTATAATTTATTTGCACACCAGATAAGTGATGCTGGAGTACAGTTAACAGTAAGATTTGGATACGACAGTACTGGGGATTGTATATGGATCGGAGAGACAAATTCTTCTTGGTCTTACCCTCAAGTATATGTAACTGAATTCCAATCTGGGTATAATTCTATTGATTCCGATTGGGCAACAGGATGGTCAATCACACCGGTAACCTCTTTTGATACTGTTGAACAAGAGCGCCCTGCTGCTGTAACAGTAACCTCCCGTAATGTTAGCTCATATGCTTTAACATCTCTACCTTCACATACTCACGTATGGACTGATATAACAGACAGACCTACAAACGTATCTTCATTTACCAATGACTCAGGATATATCACTTCGTATGTTAATACTGTAACTAGAGTAGGTGTAGCGGATGATGTATCATCTGGAGATATAGTAATTAGAGGAGCTGGAGCTACCACAGTTACTAAGAACGCTGGTACTATAACTATTACTTCCACAGACACCGACACTAATACCTGGAGACCTTTAGGTACTGGAGCTACTGATGCAGCTGCTGGTAATCACACTCACGATGACCGTTATTATACTGAATCAGAAGTAGATACTTTATTAGGTACCAAAGCAGCATCCTCACATACTCACAATATAGTTCTTACACAAGGAAACTATGTATGGAGTGCAGACACTAGAGCAGGAGATTATACTACTGGAATTCAAACCTCATTTGTACAAGCCGCTAACGGCTGGCCAAACTACGGCGCAGTGCTTCATGTAGGAGCACGCGGAGGAAGCGATGCAGGAGGTGACTTTCAGCTCTATATGGGCCATGGTTCAAACTACGGAGGTACTTCCTTAAGAGTAAGAAGCGCAGATAATGATGCAGCAGTATCAGATAGCTGGACTGAATGGAAAACTATTTTAGATAGCTCTAATGTTGGAAACTATGCTTTAACAGCCTTACCTTCTCACACTCACGATGACCGTTACTATACAGAATCGGAGGTAGATACTTTATTAGCCGGTAAACTAGGATCAACTGCAAAAGCAGCAGATTCAGAACTTATAGACGGTATAGATTCATCGAGAATTGTTTACGGTGCAAACTCTAGAAAATCTACCAGAAACGATAGCAGTATGGTTTCTCGAGCTCAAGAGGGAGGATTCTTCTACGGGTATAACCCAGGTGGAGCACCATATACAGAATGGTGGAACTGGATAACAATTGCCGGCGCTTCATGGACAAGTGATAATAACTACGATTTTAAACTTGCTCATAACTTCCACGGAGATGATTTCTATGTAAGTAGAATGACTAACGGAACACAGTACGGATGGAGAAAGATTCTAGATAGCTCAAATATTGGGAGTTATGCAGCAGCAGTTTCTCACACTCACGATGACCGTTACTATACAGAATCGGAAGTAGATACTCTATTAGGTACTAAAGCAGCATCTTCACATACTCACGGTATTGGATCAATCACTGATGCTAGTAGATGGTGGAATAACTTCGGGGATAACCACAGTACTAGAACATCCTTTGATGCTGCTGGCGGAACTCTAAGCACTGGCTTTGGGTGGAGATTCGTTCAAGGAAACACCAACGGCCCGGGTACTGACACTAGCCCTAACCAATTCTATGCACTTACAGTAGGATTAGGAAATGAGTACGACTACAATACATATGGAATGCAGTTAGCTATCCCTAGGAACACTGCTAGTCCTTATATTTCTGTTCGCTTTGAAGAAAACAGGGTATTAGGAGGATGGCAAAAAATATCCGCAGGGTATGCAGACAGCGCTGGTTCAGTTGCTTGGAGCAACGTATCAGGTAAGCCAACTACTTTTAGCCCGTCTTCCCACACTCACGACGATAGATACTATACAGAATCAGAAGTTAACAGTCTACTTAATGCTAAAGGAGATGCTATCCCAGTAACACAAGATGGCGAGGCGCTGGGTAATCTTGCATCTATTGTAGTATTACAAGAAGAACAGAGAGCAGAATTTACCACAACGTCCGGGAATAAATTCAGTGTAATGCTCGCAGGATAATTAAAGTTGCCTAAGAAAGATTTTATTCATATATTTATATATAACTAACCGGTTAAATTAAATTTGTTACATGGAAAACCAGAAATTAACTCAAGAAGAGCTTCAGCAGATTGCTGAACTTCAAGACAAGAATCGCGCAATCGTTGCAGAATTCGGCGAGATCGAATTAATCAAAATGAACATCGAGCGTAGACGTACTAATGCTGAGAAGTTCTTAACCGAGCTTCGTGAAGAAGAAAACGCTTTCGGTAAAGAGCTTTCTGAAAAGTACGGTGACGGAACTGTAGACCTTCAATCAGGAGAGTTCGTTCCTGCACCACAACCAGAAGCTCCAGCTGAAGAACCAGCTGCAGAATAAGCTTTACGCACTCCAGGGGGATGATTAAGAGGGTTTCGGCCCTCTTTTTCTATTTATAAAAAACATTCCCGGATATGGCATTAGAAAATAAAAAATCTCAACTCCAGCCTACTACTATTCAAGCTCAGCAATACAGACTACAGTATTCGAACTTGCAAGATAGAGCTAGCCAAGCTACCACGTATAACCGTGCTGCTGGACTTGTACCGAACACCTCCCAGTTTGCTGGCAGACCAGCACCAGTAGCTCTAGCTGCTCCTGTAGCACAGCCGGTTCAAGCCCCTACTACTGAGAAGGTATACAGAACATCAGCAGGTGTATTTGGCGGAAACACCTACTTTACTTCTTCTATTGGTGATATCGATCTTAACGGAGTAACATCAGGTTCTTTATCATTTGTATTTATGATTAAGCCTGATGCAGTACCTACTAGAGAGAAGCAATACCTATTACATGCTTATACAGGCTCTTTTGCTAGTCATTCTCTGGAAGTAACATTAAACGGATATAACTTAGAGATTAGAGGCACAAATGCAGGTAAGTATTCAAGATTTTACGCTACTATTCCTGCTAACGTATGGGGAAACCAAGATAACGGGTATACATTAATTGAAATTGGTAGAAACCCACAGTCCGTTAACGCACCAAATATGCCTTTAGCATGGACAAGCTTCTATGCTAGAGTTGGAAATAGAGCATATAACCTAATTCCTAAAGGTAACGGTATAGTAACCTCACACGATCTTCCTTTAGCAGACCAGCTTTATATCGGAGGTACTCCTTATACAGCCGGATCTAACTTCTCAGGATCTATTGCATTTGCAATGATCAAAGGTAATACTCGACTAACATCCGTACAATACAATGACTTAGGGGACAGTAAAATAACTGCAGGATCTATCATACCTCAGGTTAGAGCTTATACTTTTGATGGAGCTGGCGCAATTGAAGACCCAGGTACATTAGCAAATGTTAATGTTACTTTAGGAGTAACTGGGAGCTATTCTACTACTACTGGATACTATTAATGGTTTGCACTTCACTAACATATTTATATAAAGAATAATTAACCCTTCATAAAGATGGCAGAAAGAATTTTATCACCAGGTGTATTCTCAAGAGAGAATGACCTATCTTTCATCACACCAGCCGCCGGCGAGATCTCTACAGCTCTTGTAGGACCTGCAGCTAAAGGTCCTGTTGGTATTCCAACTGTAGTTCGTTCATACGGCGAATACGTAAACGTATTTGGTGGTGCATTCAAATCAGGTAGTGACTACTATACACACTTTACAACCTTAGCAGCTGAGAAGTATTTCGAGCAAGGCGGCAGTTCTTTATTAGTAACCAGAGTATCTGAGCAAGCATTTGACGGTGCTTCTGCTACGGTATACAGCGGATCTACTGCATGGTTTACTTTAAAAACTCTTGCTGAAGGTGAGATCATGAATAACAGCGGTTCTGCTGCTGAGAACTTAGCCGACAATGCTCTACTAAGTGGCTCTGCAGATAACGTTAGATGGGAAGTAACTAATGTAGATTCTAGTCAAGGTACTATCTCACTTGTCATTAGAAGGGGTGACGATAACGAGAGAAGTAAAGTTATCTTAGAGACATACTCTAACTTATCTCTTGATCCAAAATCAGACAATTACATTGCCAAGAGAATTGGTGACCAATATAAGGTACTAGGTACTGACGGAGTAGTAACTGTTAATGGTGATTATCCTAATGCTTCTAAATACGTTTACGTATCTAGTGTAGCTTTCAAAACTCCTGACTACTTAGATAACACAGGTGCTGCTAAGCCTGCTTACTCTAGCTCCTTTGATAACTTCTCAGTTGGCTCTGGTTCTTACCACGGTACATTCTTAGAAGGTACAGGTACTTTATTCCAAGCTGGCACTACTGCTAACTTCTTTGAAAATGTAAACGGTACAGACACTCAAGGTGTTGCTGCTACTGCTTATACTAACGTAGATAACAAAGGAGTAAGCGTTGCAACAATCCTTGCTAACAGAGACGAATACAGATTCAACGTATTACTAACACCAGGTATTAACAAAAACCAACATTCTTCTGCTGTAACTGCTTTAACTAGCATGGTAGAGACTAGAGGAGATGCAGTTTATGTAGCTGACCTACGCCAGTACGGAAGTACAGTAGGACAGGTAACAGGTGTTGCTGCTGGTATGAACAGCTCTTATGCAGCTGCTTACTGGCCTTGGGTTAAGCTTGTTAGCGGAGAACTAGGAAGAAACGTATGGGCTCCAGCTTCTACAGTAATGGGAGGTGTTTACGCCTTCACTGATAACGTTGGTGCTGAATGGTTTGCTCCTGCTGGTCTCATCAGAGGCGGTATTCCTTCAGTAGTAATGGCAGAAAGAAAGCTTTCTCAATCTGATAGAGATACACTATACTTAGGAAAAGTTAACCCACTTGCTACCTTCCCAGGTTCAGGCGTAGTTGCTTACGGTCAGAAGACCTTACAGACTAAAGCTTCTGCTCTTGATCGTGTAAACGTTAGAAGACTTCTTATCAACCTTAAGAACTTCATCGGCGATCAAGCTAACAACCTAGTATTCGAGCAAAATACAATCGCAACTAGAAATAGATTCTTAGCTGCTGTTAACCCATACTTGGAGACAGTAGTTCAAAGACAAGGACTTTACGCTTACAGAGTTGTAATGGATGACACCAACAACACTGCTGACGTTATCGATAGAAACCAGTTAGTAGGTCAGATCTTTATCCAGCCAGCTAAAACTGCAGAATTTATCGTACTCGACTTCGTAGTACAACCTACAGGTGCAACATTTGGAGCGTAACTATTTATAATAAAGTAAAAAAAGAAGTAACATGCCAGTACTAGATCCAAACGAAATCATGTTCACAGCCTTCGAACCGAAGGTAACGAACAGATTTATCATGTACATCGATGGAATTCCATCATATATGGTTAAGAGCGTAACTTCACCTTCCTTCACTGACGGTGTTATCAAGCTTGATCATATCAACACTTATAGAAAGCTCCGCGGTAAGAGAGAGTGGCAGAATATGACTCTTAGCCTTTACGATCCGATTACTCCTTCTGGTGCACAGGCTGTTATGGAGTGGGCTCGTTTAGGATACGAATCAGTAACTGGTCGTGCTGGATACGCAGACTTCTACAAGAAGATTATAACTCTTAACATGTTAGGTCCTGTAGGTGATATTATTGGTGAATGGGTCATCAAAGGTGCATTCGTACAGTCTTCTAACTTTGGACAGTACAACTGGTCTACAGACGAAGCTATCTCAGTTGAATTAACAATTGCGATGGACTACTGCGTACTGAACTTCTAATATACCCCCGCCTTGTCAACAAAAGAAGCCCGGTCTTTATGGCCGGGTTTTTTATTTTCATATATTTATATATAAACGTTATAACTAATAGTTTATGGAATTTAATCTACCAACAGAGACTATCGAATTACCTTCTAAAGGACTACTCTACCCAGAAGGTCACCCACTAGCAAGCGGTACAGTTGAAATGAAGTACATGACTGCTAAAGAAGAAGATATCTTAACAAACCAAAATTATATTAAGAGCGGTGTTGTAATTGATAAGTTACTTCAATCTTTACTTATTACTAAATTTGACTACGGTGACCTACTTATAGGTGATAAAAATGCTATTATGATAGCAGCTAGAATTTTATCCTACGGTAAAGACTACCCGGTGAATTACAACAGCGAAGAGATTACAGTAGATCTTTCGTTAATGGAGCCTAAAAAGACTGATATTGAGTACGTTAGAGGTCAAAACGAATTTAGCTTAATACTACCGGTCTCTAAATATGAAATTACCTATAGACTCTTAACACATAAAGACGAAGTAGATATTGAAAAAGAGATTAAAGGTCTACAGAAGATTAATAAAGAAAACATTGCTGAAGTAACCACTCGTCTAAAGTATATGGTAACTTCTGTTAACGGTAGTAGAGAGTTAGGTGACATTAGAAAATTTGTAGATCAGTTCTTACTTGCCAAAGATGCTAGAGCGATCAGAGAAGCTTACTCTAATACTGCACCAGACCTAGATCTTAAGTTTACTTACACTAATTCAGATGGGAGCGAAGAGGAGGTCGCTCTCCCTATAACTATTAGCTTTTTTTGGCCTGACGCGTGAGTATAGAACCCAAGTATTTAATCAGGTACATGAAATAGTATTTCATGGTAACGGAGGATACGATTGGCAGACAGTTTACAATATGCCTATATGGTTAAGAAAGTTTACTGCACAATCCATTAAAGAATACTACGATAAGCAGAGAGAAGCCCAGGAAGAAGCTCAAAGAAAAGCCCAAGGTATCCAGCAAGCAACCCCTCAAAACAGTAGTCTAGTACGTCCTCCAATACCTAAACCAACTTATACTACGAAGGCCTCTACAAAATAGAGGCTTTCCTATTTATAATATATTGTAACTACGTATGGCCGACGATCCACAAAGAATACCTTTAGGAAACTTAGACGCAAAACAAATGGCTGTTGAAGCAGAACAAACCGCTTCACAGATTGCAAGTATGTCTAAGCAGCTTGCCGGTTTGGCGCAAGCCACAGACGGTATAAGTACTCGTGCCCGTCGTAATATTACCGAGACTAAGAAGGCATACCAGAGTATTGCTGATGAGCTAAATAAAAATATTGAGAGTGAAAGAGATTATGAAAAAATAATCGAATCTAACAATAAAATTAAAAAAGCTCTCCTTAAGACTGAAGTTCAAAGAATCATTCTTTTAGAAAAAGTAAAAACTGCTACTGAAGACGAAACTAAGGCTATAATGAAGACCTTAGAGACTCTTCTTGATTTTGAACAAACAGTCAAAGCATCAGCTAAAGGAATGGAAGCAGTTGCTGATCAATCTAAAAAAGTAGTAGAAGCAGGCAAAGGATTTCAAAAACTTGCAGATGCATTAGGTTCAATACCCGTACTCGGTCGAACGTTAAGCGCACCATTTGAAAAAGCAGCAGCCTCTGCAAAAGACGCAGCTGAGAACGGAGCTAGTAAGTTACAAGCAAATCTCAAAGGTGCTGCAGTAGCAGCAGGAGAGTTTGCAAAACTCATAGGTCCCGCAGCTATAATTAAGTCTCTATTTACTGCTAGTACAGTAGCTGGGGACTTTAATAAGCAGCTCGGTATTGGGATGCAAGGTGGCCGAGAAATGGCTAACCGCTTTAGAGAAGTAGCAGAAAATTCTGAAGACGCTAGAATCGCTACTATTAAGTTAGTAAAAGCTAATGGAGAACTTAATAAGTCTCTCGGAGTATCGGTAGAGTTTAGTGGCGATGCAACTAAAAACTTCATAAGAAATACAGAATACTTAGGAGCATCAGCAGAAGCTGCTGCAAAAGTAGAGCAGCTTTCTATGAACTTAGGAGTAAGTTCTAGTGAATATGCTTCAAGTCTGGCGTCTGCTGCTAATGAGGCAGGACAGAACCTAAAAGTCCATATGCCGTTGAGTCAAATAATGGAGAAGATTAAAGGTCTCTCTACTACAACATTACTCAACTTCAGGAATAGTCCAAAAGCTTTAGCAGAAGGCATTGTAATGGCTGAAAAGCTAGGAATGTCTTTCGAGCAAATAAGAAACACTGCAAATCAACTTCTTAACTTCGAACAATCTATCTCAGATGAACTAGAAGCAGAAGTACTAACTGGTAAAGATCTTAATTTAGAACAAGCTCGTTTAGCATCGCTAAGAGGTGACGATGTAACTCTAATGAGAGAACTTAACCGTGAGGTAGGTACACTAAACGACTTCCAAAACATGTCCGTTATCCAGCGTGAATCTATTGCGAAAGCTTTAGGTATGACTGCTGATCAAATGGGTACAGTCCTTTTAAGGCAGGACATGATTAATAAGTTAGGAGATAGAGCTAAAGCAGCTTCTGACGAACAGTTACAAAATGCTCAAGCATTAGTAGATGCTGCTAAAGCTCGTAATGAAGAATTATCGATAGGTGAAGCATTAAGACAGGTACAGGAGCAAGCTGATGCAACTAAAAAGTTTGAAGATGTTGTAATTAAACTTCAAGGAGCATTTGCAGACTTCTTTGCTGAATTAGACGAAAGTGGTACTATAGACAAGATTGCTGACTTCATCTCAAGTCTAGCTTCTAGCCCTATTACTAAGTTTGTGATGGGTATGGGAGGTACTGGAATGGCTGTAGTTGCTCTAGGTAAGTCACTCTTAGGAGGACTTAAAGGTGCAACTCCGTTAACCCCAATGTTCACTAAAGAAGTTGGATTAGGAGGAGCCGGAGGCGGAACGCCTGGTTCTGCAGGTAAGATGCTCAACCTCAGTAAAGGTAATATGATGAGAGCAGGCGGTTTTGCTCTCGGAGGAGCTTTAGTTCAAATGGGAGGTAATTACTTTGCCGACGAATTTGAAGAGGAAGGTAACATAGCAGCTGCAAAAACTACAGATGTAGTATCAGGAGCTGGTCAAGGAGCATTATACGGAGCTGCTATAGGATCTATCGTACCGGGTATTGGTACAGCAGCAGGTGCTATTGTTGGAGGAGCAATCGGATTGCTTTCTGGAGCATTAGAGGCATCTGAAAGAGGCGCTGAACAAAGAGAAGAAGAGCGTAAGAGAAGAGAAGAAGAGCAAAACAAAAAACAAGAAGATGCTCTACGTAAGTTAGCAGAAAAAGAAGCTAGAATTTATATGGACAGTAACCAGGTGGGGTTAGGATTAGCCTCAGGAAATAACTACGCAATCTAATGCCACTAATTCGAGATTTTAAAGATAACCTAACTCTACAGACTAGAGCTCGTAGAGATGATACGATTAGAATTGCTAAAATTCTTAATCCGTTAACTACTACCGGAGCTAACTTTGCAATCAATCAGACTATCTTAAGAGCTTCTGAAACAGCAGATACTTTAAATAAAGCATCTTTTGCTACTGGACAAGGTAGGCAAGATCTACTAAAGTCAGCTCAAAATGGAGCAGTTGGATACGCTTCAGCTTTAGCAGCTATCTTAGCTCAGGTACCAGTCTCAGGAACCGGCACCCATTTTGCGGCAAACGAAGTAGCAGCTTTACTAAGAAGAGAATACGTTACCTATATTAATTCTACTAATGCTGCTTCAGAGGCTAAGTACTCCGGTAAGGTGTTTATTAGTAAGAATAATAAACGAATGAAAGGAGCTCAAACCTGGGATGAGCAAGGATTCGCAGGAGCAGGTACTTCTGATGAAATAGGTACCGTTGGAATCAGTAGTAATGTACAAGAACTACTTAAGAAAGAGTCACTGCCGGTTGTCTTTCGAATAGTAGGTGAAACTAATTCAACATTACTTTTTAGAGGTTTTATACAAGGAATTTCAAATAGTTTTAATCCTAGCTGGACTACTGTACAGTATGTAGGTAGAGGAGAACCTCTCTATACTTACACAAATACCGGCAGAACGTTGTCTTTTGGGTTAACAGTTCCTATCTTTAGTGAAGCTGAACAACACGCTGCATATCAAAAAGTGAATTCGTTAATATCACATACATACCCTAAATACGTTGACAACCTACCACAAGGTACTGTTACAGCTATTAGAATAGGAGATTATCTATCCCAGTATGGAGTTATTACAAGCATTGCAGACACTGTGGAAGTAGATGTACCGTGGTCAAGTAATGAGAAAGATGATGTACCTGTACTACTACCTCAAGTTATTAAATTGCAGATTTCTATGAATATTATTCATTATAAGCTACCTCAAAGATTCACAGGAGATAGTACAGATTTTGAATTACCTTTTATTGCAAACGGCTTACCGGCCTTTAAATAATAATATTAATGAGCAGGTACGATAAAATAAGCACTGTTATACGTGAAGGACAACCTCTAAGAGGAACTACCGTGTATAAGGATGTAGAAGCATCACCAGAAGACTACTATGTAATTACAACAGTAGGAGACCGTTTTGATATTTTAGCTAATCAATTTTATAGAGATTCCTCTCTATGGTATATTATTGCAGCTGCTAATCCTACCGTGCGTAGAGATACTTTATTCATTGAACCAGGGTACCAGATAAGAATTCCAATGCCGCTATCCAGAGTATTAACAGCAATAGATAACGAAAACGCTAACAGATGAGTTTTGTTTTAGGTAAACCTATTGATAGCTTATTAGTAAAGCAGGTAGAAGCTCGCCAAAAGATTCTCGGCAATTCTGATAGAGTTGTCGAAGGCGACTATAGCTTTTTTCTGCAAAAAATGCCGTGGATAAAACTAACCTCAGCAATTAATGTAGGTAGCTCTGATGAGTTAGCAAGGCTTAATATACTTACTAACGGAATCAATTTAGCAGGTTCAAGCGAAGTAGCTGGATATCAGGACACAAGTTTAGGAATTAGACCTAAACCAGGTATCACTTCAATGAACCTAAATACCCACAACAGGTACGGTAGTTTAAGAACAGCTACAGTTCAGTTTATTATACATTCAGTTGAGCAGCTTAATATCTATGAGCAGTTATTTATGCGTCCGGGCTACTCCGCACTACTGGAATGGGGACATTCTAAGTACTTAGATGCTAAAACATCTGCATATAAAGTAAAAGATATTCCAACCCTTATTGATTTCTTTAAAGGAGAAGGTAGCCCTAAGACTAAAACAGAACTATACGGTAAGATTGACGCCCTACGTAAAGAGTATAATTACAACTACGATGGGATGTACGGGCTGATTAAGAACTTTAGCTGGAGTATACAGCAAGACGGTACGTATGCCTGTAGTGTAGATATTGTTTCTATTGGATCTACGCTTGAATCTCTCAACATTAACGTAGCGGTTACTAACAGTGAAATACAAGCGTATAGTAAATTTGCTGCAGAAATTGAACGTAGTAATATCATTACAAAGTTAAGAGAGGAGCAAGAGATTGAAAATGAAGGCGGTACTGTAACTGAAGTAATTAACCCCGATAAACCTACAACTGAATCAGATCTTCAACTAGCTAAACTGGTAGAAGAGTACCTTACAGAACTTGCCGGGTTTAAACAATACCTTCTAGATAACAAACTAGCAAGTCAAACTCGCGGTATAAAACTCTACGGATATAAAGCAGCATACGATCAAATATCTGGTGTGACTGAAGCATCCCCTGGTAACTTCACAAAGACCGGAAATGTGTGGTACAGTGATGAAAAATCTTTCCGACTGATTGGAGTAAAAAATTCACCAGCACCTACTATTAGAATTATAACCCCTCCGATCTACTATAACGTAAAAAATGATGAACTAATTATAGTAGATCATACCGGCGCACTATCCCAAGCAAAACAGGATAACGGAAAAGGAGGAATACAGCCTATATCGTTACGTGGAGGTACCGCTGTAAGTAATAAACTTAGACTAGCATCAGAAACTTACTACCGTCTACCAATAGAGTCAGCGATGTTATTTGCAGAAACATCAGGGGGAAACTTTCAACTTAAACTCCAAGCAAACCAGATAGAGACTCTAAGGAGGATGAAACTAGGAGACGTAGAGTATCAGGCAGCTGTACATGAGTATGTATACACTCTTACACCTATTGATTTTGAGTTTACCGTAGACGTAGGAGCAAGTGCAAGCGAGACCCAAGAAAAACCAGAAGATAAAGTACCAGAACAGGAACCGGTCGACATTTTTGAAATTATAGCTACGGATAAAGAACCTCTACAGTCACGTATACACTACATACTACACCAGGCAAAATACAAAATATCTCAAGATAGGCCCGCAAGTGAAGTAAAACGTAACGGAGTACATACTTTGCAAGATGCCGACATGAAGTACTACAAAGTACCTAGTGAGTATAGAACTTTACGGTCTAAATCCGTTACAATTAAAACCGGAGAAGGAACTGACTCTACAGAGCTAATCTACTATAGTTACATACAGTTAGGGTTCTTACTAGATACTTTAAACACTCTTTTACCAAGAGATGGAGCAAAAGGAGAAGAGCTCTTTAAGTTTCATACCAAAAAGAGCGTAACGCATTTTATTAAAACCCTAAAAGCCTTCCACTACTCCGTGGATACAAGTAAATGCCTACTCCCACCAGAACAGGGTGCTGTAGATATACTAAGTATATTTGTTGAAATCGATTACATTGGAGACGTAGTAGAAAGTTTTTATAGTAGCGGTCAAGTACGTTTATATGATTTAATAGACACTATACTTAAGGATATTGTAATAGCTATTGGTAACTTTAACAGTTTCGAACTTCAATACTTTGAACTGGACAATACCTTCCACGTTGTTGATAGAGAAATTTTAGATCCCGATGCTTTTAAAAATGAGTACGCAACGTTTAGTATATTTGGTAAGAATAGCTTTGTTAGAAACCTAAACCTAACAAGCAAACTCAGCCCAGCAATCGGAGCTCAATTAGCAATCGCCGCTCAAGCTAATCCTGAATCTAATGGAATAGAAGGAACCGCTTGGAAATACTTTAATAAGAACTTAAAAGATAGGTTTATTGAGCAAAAGGTAGACGATGTTACTCGTAGACAGATTGTCGCTGCCGAAGCAGCAACAGCTAAAGCAGATAAAGAAGCTAAACTAAAAGATTACGCAGACGTATTTGATTATTTACGAGCTACCTACCCTGAAGGAGGTACTGCAAGCTACTACTACAGGAGAGCAGTTGAGTCTGTAATACCACAGTATGCTACTTTCTGCCAAAGACAGTTAGTAGAGCAGATTCAAGGAGGACAAGACTTTGGATTTATTATACCTTACGAACTCAGCATAACTGTAGACGGTATAAGCGGATTTAATGTAATGGAAAGCTTTAAGATACTTGACAGTATTATACCAGATAGTTACAAAGCTAATTCTAAGAACGGAATCGGATTTATTGTTACAGGTATACAGCAAGCTGTTTCAACAGGTGGATGGACAACCACAGTAAAAGCTCAGATCTACAACACTAATGACAAAGGTAGAGCAGGTGCTCCAATTATCAAAGATGCAGAGCAATCTTTATCCCCTCCTCCAGTAGGTGATGTTGACCCGCGTAAGAACTTAGATAAAGGCTGGGAAGGAAAAGAACAGGAATTTAAGCAAACAACTATTACATATGCTCAAGCGGTAACAGCAGTCAAAGCTGCAACCACTAACGTGAATCTTCGAAAAGCAGTTCTAGCGGTAATGATTAGAGAACAAGGCGGTAGTAATAAAACTATAAAAGGATTTAACTACAACTTTGGCGGCTACGATATAACCAGTGGTGGTTGGAGTTTTACAACTTTTGGTGAGAATATATCTAATGGATTTACTTATGCAACAGAAGGCGGTACAGGTCTAAAAAAAGCTTTTGTAAGTTTTGTATCACTTGAGAAATTTATGGCGCAAAAAGTTAAAGATTTTACAGACAAAGGATTCGATAGAGCTACTAATGCTGAAGAATGTGCTAAAGTTTGGTACGAAAAATGGAATGGATTCGGAGCTCGAGCACACTGGAGAAATAATTACCAAGGATTAAAAGATAAGTACCCATCTCAGGCAGAATATGATGCATATGTATTAGAGAATTTCAAACCGACGTATACTCTTGCTGCTGAACAATTCGCTTAACATGTATTTACCCAAAAGCAAATATAAAACAGGTCTACAGACAGCAGGAAATAGTCTGCTGATTGAGAGTACAAGAGAACCTTATACCGGTCCTTATTTTGAAACATTTAGTGGAGAAATATACACAGGTACTTCCCCGTTACAGAAAGGAGCCCAGAAGTTAGTCTTTAATGAAACCGTCTCTGAACAGCCCCCAGTACTGATTACACCTGAACAGTACGATATTATAAGACAAGATGTAGAAGCTCTTAAACTACGCGTTACAGAACCTGTAAATATATACTACCCTGTGCCTTCACAAGAAAACTACACTAAGGGAGAATTACTAAGATACTTTCTTAGAGATAAAACTATTGGAAGAATCTTAGAAGTTCGTAAAGACGTCTACGAATCAATTAGTAAAAAAGAAATCAAGTACTACTACCCTAAATATGAACTGTTAGCTTTAAGTTGGAGCTTACGCAATATAGGAAGTAACCGTACAGTTATGCAGTTAGCAGAAAAAAGACTCCCAGGTATTAGCTCTTACTTAAAAGATCCTGCTCAGTTTGTAAAATGAAAATAAGTTCGTATATTATGAAAGGTTATATTAATGAGTTATGTTTTATATCGTTGAAAGCGACGAACAGCTAAATTATTTATGTGCATTAGGACGAAATGAAGCGTACGTTGAGATTATTTCGGGGAATGACCGTTATCATAGTCTACTTACTGGGACTGTGGCTGCTTATATACGCCCTATCGGCTACCATGAGGGATACATTATTCCAGTAAATCACACCGAAGGACTTAATGTAACTAAAGATCGCATACAGAGCATCCTAAATTGCTTTGATACACTGTATACGTTTAACAAGAAGACGTTCTTATATCATTTCTCTCACGGTAATATCAATGATATCAACCTAATGTACTCTATGAGAGAGTATGAAAGCTTACAGCTTCCAGACCCTCCTCAGACCATACAGTGGTTTTATAATAGACTACAGGATAAAGAAGATCTTAATTCTATTATCCCTCTACCTAAACTTTTTGAGAAGTGCGAGAGAAACTATAGAAGCCTGTTAGATGTTATAGAGGATAGTAAATATATACTAGACTTGCCGGCCTGGAAGTTCTACAACAACCTAGCCATGGGAGTCTTCTATTTATCTGAACAATCAGGTATAAGAGTAACGTATGAACAGTTTCTGGAGAAGTTTACCCCTGCAAATCCTCGCTTTAGTATTGCGAATAATATTGCTTATACTAATTACAATCTCTATAATCCCACTAGCCGTCCTACTTCTGCCTTTAATTCTGTCAACTATGCTGCAATCCCCAAGAAGGAGGAGTACCGAAAGTGCTTCATCCCAAAAGGAGACAAGTTTGTAGAGTTTGACTTTGATGGCTACCATATAAGACTCATTGGAGAGGTAGTCGGCTACGAGTTTACACCTGAAAGTGTACATACTCAGCTAGGAAGGATGTACTTTGACAAAGAAACCTTAACTGAAGAGGAGTATAAACAGTCCAAACAGACTACTTTCCAGATTATGTACGGAGGAGTGCCGGATAAGTATCGTCATATTGAATTCTTTGATAAGGTAGCTGAGTATATTAATAAATTATGGAAGGAGTACGTAGAGAATGGTGTAGTCTATGCTCCTATCTCACAAAAGCCCTTCTACTCTACGTTAAAAGATATGAATCCGCAAAAATTATTCAATTATGTGATTCAATCGTTGGAGACCTCAAGAAACGTTCTTATATTAAAAGAAGTGCTGAGCTATCTAAGAGCTAAGAAAACAAAGGTTACGTTATATACTTATGATGCTATCCTATTTGATTTCTACCTTGAGGATGGTAAAGAAACCTTAGAAGACTTAAAGAAAATCTTAGAAACACAAGGGAGATACCCTGTTAAATTCAAATACAGTAATAATTTAGTTTTAGACTAGTAAATTCTATTTATAATGGAAGTTGATACAATGCCAATATTTGGTTATGACTTCGTCACAGATACCACAATTTGGAATGACGATATGAGTAATAAACTATTCTGTACTTTTACGACAGAAGATAATATAGACAATTTAGTAGAGACGATCAAAGGTAAGTACGATATTATGTACAATAAGATCTTTGTTCTTCATGCTAAAAGCAATGATGAGTACGTATGTACTTATAACGTGGACTTTGGTAATGTAGCCAACTTCCTGGATAACACTATTCTTGTACATCGCAAGAAAGAATCTAATACGCTTTACACAATTAACGCTCTTAACACTCTCATCAAAGAGTTAAACGGAGGTCATGCTGACCCTAACTATAGAGTAGATTGGAATGACTATCGTAACTGTATACTACTCACTCGCGGTACAGAACTTAAGCGTATCAACACCCGCCTTCATAAAATTATTGAACTTTAAGTTGTATCTTAGAGAACAAGTTCGTATATTGTATACGAAAACATATTTTTTTAATCAGTTATCTTAAATTAGTTTTATTATGGATTTATCCGCAATTAAGCAGAAGCTTGACGCAATGTCAAGTAATCGACCGGAACGCGAGAAGATCGACTACGAGGCAGTCTTTTGGAAGCCTAGCGTAGGTAAGCATCAGATTCGTGTAGTTCCTTCAATGTACAACCCTGACTATCCTTTCAGTGAATTGTACTTCCACTATGGCATCGGAAAGTATCCGATGATTGCTCTCTCAAACTTCGGTGAGCAAGACCCTGTTGTAGATTTCGTTAATGAACTTCGTAAGACTTCTGATCGTGACAACTGGTCACTATCTGGTAAGCTTGCACCTAAGATGCGTGTATTCGCACCTGTAGTTGTTCGTGGTGAAGAAGACAAAGGAGTACGTCTATGGGGCTTTGGTAAGCAGGTTTATAATACCTTGCTTCAATTAGCTGCTGACGAAGATGTAGGTGATTTTACCGATGTAATGAACGGCTTCGACGTAGTAGTAGAAGTTACTCAAGGTAATCCATATCCTCAGACTGCAGTTCGTATCAAGCCTAAGCAGTCTACTTTGAGTGAGAATAACACTCACGTAGATACTTGGTTGAAAAACCAACCAGATCCTTTGAAGTGCTTTACTAAGTACGACTTTAACTTCGTTAAGAAGCAGCTTGAAGGCTGGCTTTCTGGTAACGAAGAAGGAGATGATGCAGCACCTGCACCTGTTGTAGCAGCACCTGCTGTAACGCAAGCCCCGAAGCAGTCGTTTACTTTGGAGAATCAAGCTCCTAAGCAAGACACTGTAAGTCAGTTTGACGATTTGTTTAAAGACGACGATCTACCCTTCTAAGTATGGCCAAAAGAAAAGGAATATCTGAGAACGCCGAAGCGGCGATTAAGAAGAGTTTTAGCCTGGATAAGTTTAAGAAGAGCAAAGGCCTCTCCAATAGCAGTATTAAGTTTAAGGAGCAGCGCTGGATTCCTCTATCTAAAGCCTTCCAGGAGATTACTTCTATCCCAGGCATTCCCGAAGGTCATATTACATTATTAAGAGGTCATAGTGACACCGGTAAGACTACTGCTCTACTAGAGGCAGCTGTTTCTGCACAGAAGATGGGAATCTTGCCGGTGTTCATTATCACCGAGATGAAATGGTCTTGGGAACATGCTCGTGAGATGGGCCTTGAGTTCCAAGAGGTTGTTGATGAGAGCACAGGAGAGATTGTAGACTACGAAGGTTTCTTTATCTACACAGATAGAGGTCAGATGAATACCATCGAAGATGTAGCTGCTTTCATCCTAGATCTTATCGATGATCAGAAGCAAGGAGATCTTCCTTATAACATGTGCTTCTTCTGGGACTCTATTGGTTCAGTACCTTGCGACCTATCGGTACGTTCTAATAAGAACAACAACGAATGGAATGCAGGAGCGATGTCTACCCAATTCGGTAATAACGTAAACCAGAAGATTCTTCTTTCTCGTAAGGAAGGCTCTAAGTACACCAACACTCTGGTTGCGATTAATAAGGTTTGGACTATGAAGCCTGAATCACCGATGGGAATGGCTAAGCTACAGAACAAAGGCGGTATGTCGATGTGGTACGATGCTACTCTGGTAGTAACGTTCGGTAACATTACTAACCCTGGAACCTCTAAGATCAAAGCGATTAAGAGCGGTATGCAGGTAGAGTTTGCTAAACGTACTAACATCCAGATTGAGAAGAATCACATCAACGGTATTCAATCACGAGGACGCATTGTTATGACTCCACACGGATTCATCGATGATGATAAGAAAGCAATTGATAAGTACAAAGATGCTCATAAGGACCGCTGGTTAACACTACTAGGTTCAGTAGACTTTGATCTTATCGAAGAAGGAAGTATGGAAGAAGACATCCGAGACATCGGAATGGATTTCGACCTCAACACATAAGGATATGGGAAAATACGACGCTTTACTAAATAAAGTACAGCCGTCGGCACCCCGCAAAGTTAACGATCACATTCTGGTTATTGATGCGCTGAATACGTTCATTCGCAACTTTACCACCATCAGGCTGATGAATCCGCAAGGAGCTCATGTCGGCGGTATGGTAGGATTTCTAAAGTCTCTCGGGTTCTTAACCCGTACTTTTAATCCAACCAGAGTAGTGATCGTCTTTGACGGGCCGGGGTCGTCGGCATCAAGAAAGAATATCAACTCTGATTACAAAGCTAATCGAGATATCAACCGGATTACTAACTGGGAGATGTTTGATAAGAAAGAAGATGAATATGCTTCTATGGCTGATCAGATCGGACGCTTGATTGAATATTTACAGATGTTACCTGTAGATATGATCTCAATGCCTAAGGTAGAAGCTGATGATGTTATTGCTTATATTGCTCAGCAATTCGGTAATGATAACAAAGTAACTATCGTCTCTTCAGACAAAGACTTTTTACAGATTGTAAACGAAAACGTAGAGGTGTACGCCCCTACTAAGAAGAAAGTCTTTGGTCCGGCTGATGTAAAAGAGGAAGTAGGAGTTCTTGCAGAGAATTATTTGGTAATGAAGTCGCTTTTGGGTGATAATTCAGACAACCTCTCTGGAGTTAAGGGTCTCGGTCCGAAAGGTATTTTTAAACACTTCCCAGACTTAGTGGATAAGCCTGGAACTGGATTAGAATATGTTTTCGAGGTCTGTGAAGCAGGTGTTGAAAAGACTAAAATCTTTGCAAAGGTACTTAACCAGTACGACCGAGTATGGCAAAATTACGATTTGATGAATTTAATGGAGCCAAGGTTGTCTGATCCCCAAAAAGATCTTATATTGGATATGATGGACAACTGCCCATCACAATTAAACATAATGGCGTTCATATTAATGCTTAAGCAAGATAACATCGAACAGGGCATTACAAAGAACACAGAAAGTTGGTTAGAAACATTTAGATATTTACTTACAGTTAAAAAATAGGTTACATGACGCTTACTAAGCTCTCACAGTACGGTAAACCCTTTCAGGTTAAAGTACTAGGTTCATTACTTACGGATAAGGCTTTTCTTCTCAACGTACGAGATACTATTCAGGAAGATTACTTTGATGCTGACGCTCACAAGTGGATCCTTAAAAACATTATTCAGTACTTTGACAAGTACCATACTGTTATTACAATGGATGTTCTTAAGATCGAACTTGTAAAGATCGATAACGAGGTATTAAAGACTGCAATTAAAGAAGAGTTACGTAATTCATATCAAGCTTCTCAGCAGGACCTAGAGTATGTGCAGGAGGAATTTACTACCTTCTGTAAGAACCAGAAGCTCAAGCAAGCCTTGATGGATAGTGCTGACCTACTCAATGCAGGTGACTACGATGCTATCAGAGGTATGATTGAGACAGCTTTGAAAGCAGGGATGGATAAAAACATCGGGCATGAATACCTAAAAGATATTGAAAGTAGATACCGAGAGAACTACCGCCCAACCGTTCCTACTCCTTGGCGAGTATTGAATGAAGGATTCCAAGGAGGTTTCGGTCCTGGTGACTTAGGAATTATCTTTGGTAATCCGGGCGGTGGTAAATCTTGGATGATGGTTGCAATGGCTGCACATGCTGTTCAGCAAGGATTTAACGTAATCTATTATACGTTAGAGCTTGGTGAAGATTATGTAGGTAAACGTTTTGACTGTTACTTTACTGGTTATTCTATCGATGAGGTGAATAAGCATAGAGCTAAAGTAGAAGAGATTGTAACTAAACTCCCAGGTAAGCTTATTGTAAAAGAGTACGCTCCTAAAGCAGCTACAGTGACTACTATTAAATCTCACATTCAGAAATGCGAGGATATGGACTTCAAGGCAGATCTAGTTATCATCGACTACGTTGATTACTTGAGAGCACCTTCAAAGAAATTCACTGAGCGTAAAGATGAGATTGACGATGTATTCGTAGCCGTAAAAGGATTGGCTAGGGAGCTGAAAATTCCTATCCTAACCCCTTCTCAAGTCAACCGAATGGGAGCTAAAGACCAGGTTATTGAAGGAGATAAAGCCGCCGGCTCTTACGATAAGTTAATGGTAGCTGACGTAGCAATCTCTCTATCAAGACAGAAAGAAGACAAGGTAAACGGTACTGGCCGAGTTCACATCATGAAGAATCGTTACGGGATGGACGGTATGACCTACAACGCTCTTGTGAATACCAACAACGGTCATATAGACATCTCAGACGATATCTTGAGAGAGGAGCTAGCACCAGTCCAACCAACCAATGTAGCGGGAGTGGATACCCATGACCGTGCACTTTTAGCTAAAAAGTTCTTTGAATTACAACAAGGAAACTAATAGCGGCCGTATTTATAAAACACGGCCCGAGAGGATAATACCTCAAGGGCTGTTTTTGTCTAACATATTAAGGATTATATAAAGATATGGATATATTACAAGAGCGAGTGGTGTATAAGCCATTTGAGTATCCCAAAGCACATGAGTATTGGTTAAAGCAGCAACAAGCACACTGGCTACACACAGAAGTGCCGATGGCAAACGACATCACAGACTGGAAATCAAACTTAAAAGAACACGAAAAGAACGTTATAGGGGGTATATTAAAAGGCTTCGCTCAAACGGAAACAGTAGTAAACGATTACTGGACCGGTCTTGTAACAAAATGGTTCCGTAAGCCAGAAATCATTATGATGGCTACTACATTCGGTGCTTTTGAAACCATTCACGCCGAAGCTTATTCTCTATTGAATGAGCAGTTAGGCTTAGATAACTTCGCCGAGTTTATGGAGGATGAATCCACTCACGCTAAGATTGAATCTCTTATGAATGTAAGGGATGGTCACAACGGAAAGATAGATTACCATGAAGTAGCTCGTAGCCTTGCAATTTTTTCCGCGTTTACGGAAGGTGTGAACCTATTTAGTTCCTTTGCTGTACTCCTTTCTTTTAAGATGAGAAACATGCTTAAGGGCGTAGGTCAGATTGTAGAGTGGTCTGTTCGTGATGAATCACTTCACTCGGAGGCAGGTTGTTGGATATTTAAACAATTGATGAAAGAACATCCAGAACTTAAGACTGATAAGCTTATTGCTGATATCGAAGAAGCAGCTAGAATGGCTTTAAAGCTAGAGTTTGATTTTATTGATAAAGTATTTGAGATGGGTGATCTAGAGAACCTAGGTAAAGAAGAGCTAAAGAACTTTATCAAGCACCGTGTAAATACTAAGATGGGTGATCTAGGTCTCAAGCCTCTCATCCCTTCTTCAGAGATTGACAAAGGAGCTATCAAGACTATGAAGTGGTTTGATATGGTGATTGCAGGTAAGCAGCACACAGACTTCTTCGCTAACAGAGTTACTAACTATTCAAAAGGTCACATGGAGTGGGATTCCGCTTCAATTTTCTAAAAAAGAGATGAACAATAGTATTTACGTAGATTCCTCTCAATGGGAGGCAGGAAAGGATTTTCCTGAATGGATGAACGAACTATCCTTAGCAACTATCTCAAAAGGTTATTTGCTACCAGGAGAAACACCTAAGAAAGCTTATCAGCGAGTATCTACTGCTGTAGCTAATAGATTAAAAAGACCTGAATTAGCTCCTAAGTTCTTTAAGTATATGTGGAAGGGCTGGTTAAACCTAGCTTCTCCGGTACTTTCTAACACAGGAACTGAAAGAGGTTTACCTATCTCATGCTTTGGCATCGATACACCTGATAGCATTAGAGGAATAGGTCTAACAAATGCAGAGCTAATGAGACTCTCCTCATTAGGTGGTGGTGTAGGTATTGGTCTATCCCGTGTTAGAGAAAGAGGAACACCTATTACCGGTAACGGATACTCAGAAGGCGTAGTGCCCTGGGCTAAGATCTACGATTCAACTATTATTGCAACCAATCAGGGAGCAGTTAGAAGAGGAGCTGCTTCTGTTAACTTAGATATCAATCATGGAGACATCAAAGAATTCCTCCAAATCAGACGTCCAAAAGGAGATCCAAATAGACAGTGTCTCAACCTACACCAATGCGTTGTGGTGGATGATGAGTTCATGCGCAAGCTTGAACGACGAGATCAAGAAGCAGTCGAACTCTGGGTTGAAATCCTCAAGTCAAGAGTAGAGACAGGCGAACCTTATCTTATGTTTAAGGATAATGTTAATAATGACAATCCTCAAGCATACATAAAGAATAACTTAGACGTTAGTATGACTAACATCTGTACTGAGATTACTCTTCATACAGACGAAGACCACTCATTTATCTGCTGCTTAAGCTCAGTAAACCTAGCTAAGTATGATGAATGGAAAGACTCAGACTTAATTGAGACTGCTATTTACTTCTTAGACGGAGTAATGGAAGAGTTCTTATATAAGACTGATGGTAAGGATTCACTTGCCCGCTCACATCGCTCAGCTAAAAAAGGTCGCGCTATTGGACTAGGAGTTCTAGGATGGCATACTTTCTTACAGCAAAAAGGATTGCCATTCGTATCTGTTGCTTCTACGGCATGGACAAACCGAATCTTCTCACAGATCAGAACCCAAGCCGAAGCTGCATCTAGAAAATTAGCTGAAGAATATGGAGAACCAGAATGGTGTAAAGGTACGGGAATGCGCAACACGCATTTGCTCGCGATTGCCCCGACTGTTAGCAATAGTTCTATTTCCGGAGGTGTATCTGCTGGTATTGAGCCGTTACCTGCTAACATCTATACGTTCAATAGCGGTAAGGGTACGTTCATTCGTAAGAACCCGGTGCTCGAACAATACTTAGAAGACAAAGGGCACAATACCGACGAGGTATGGGATATTATTATGAAGGATAGAGGTTCGGTTATTAATGTACCTGAAAGTATTATGCCTTCAGAAGACAAAGAAATCTTCTACACCTTTACCGAGATCAATCAGCTAGCGCTAGTAGAACAGGCTGCAGTTCGTCAGAAGTATATTGACCAGACTCAGTCATTAAACTTAGCATTTGATCCTACAGACAGTCCTAAGTTCATCAACCTAGTACACCAGACTGCATGGAAGTTAGGAATTAAGACTCTTTACTATCTACGTACTGACTCAGTCATTAACGGCGACATTGGTTCACGTACTTCAGAGGATTGCTTATCTTGTGACGGATAGACTATTTATATTAAATCTTTGCACATGAAATTATCTAATATTATCTTAGAAGGAACCTACGACGCTGAAGGAATTACAGCTGACAACGTAGAGAAAGTAGATATTACTTTCGTAGACGGCAAGACAATGTTATACGGAGTATACGTTTACCTAAAAGACGGAAGCGGTACAAACTGGGATAAGAAACTTTATAGCAAAGAAGCTCAAAGAATGCTAGACATTTTAGGAATTGATATAGACTTCCAATCAGATCCTTATGAAGCTCACGGTGCAGTAATCAAAGCACTAAAAGAAAAAGGAATTAAGGCAGAAACATCAGAGTTTGATGTGAGTTAAAAAAGAAAGGGCCAAAAGGCCCTTTTTTTATTTGTTTAAGTCTCGTCTATTCTCTCGAGTCTTTTCTAACATTAACGCATACTCCATTGGAGTTAAAGTGGTTCGAGTGATAATTACGACTTTATCTTCGTAGATAATAGCCTGTCTTTCTCGATTTAGCCCTCGAGAGATATTCTCTGTAGCTAGAGCCTGTGGGGCTGAACATGATGCCATCAAGATCAACCCTGTGAGTAGTAGAAGTACTTTTTTCATGGGTCTTAATATTATAGTAATAAATAGTTAATCTTCTCTTAATATACGAAAAAGTTGCTTAACTGCAAACTAGTTCTTATATTTATAGAAATGAAAAGCCACGGTTATGACTAGAAAAGAGTTGTTAGAAATTAAACGAACCGAACTGCTCAACGAACTATTTGGTGTCGTTGATCAACTGCATTCTTCTATCTTTGAGACAGTAGAGCAGATGAACGGACTGGCAGAACGCCAGGTATTTTTAGAGAGTCAAATCTCTAAGATTGACGAACGTATTAAGCGACTTAATTCTGAAAAATAACCTATGATTTATTTTTACGACAAACAAAACTTGCAGTTTAAGAAGGTGGACCGCAAAAAGATGGCTCTTGTACTAGGAGGAATCTTTGCCGTACTAGCATTTAGCACCTCTATCACACCGGGTATTCAAACTAATCGAGAGACTATTACTATCGTCGCTCATGATACGGTATACACTCAGCAATTCTCAGAGGAGAATCTTATACGGTATATGAAAGAGCTTAACATTAAGTACCCTCATATCGTATTAGCTCAGGCTCGGATTGAATCAGGAACGTATACTTCTGCTATCTTTAAAGAGAATCACAATCTCTTTGGTATGAAGAAAGCTTATCAGCGAGCTACTACTGCTATTGGACGTAACCGAGGTCATGCTCAATACGATCACTGGACTCATTCAGTTATTGATTATGCTTTATGGCAGAACAAATATCTCAGTAGAGCTAAAAATGAATCAGAGTACTACGAGTACCTCGGTAAACATTATGCTGAGGCAGACTACTATATTAATTCTTTAAAGAATAAGATTAAGAAAGAGAGGTTAGAAGAGCTAATTGAATATACTCATTAATGCAATTCAGATCAGGAAAATATAAAGGTTATTCAGTCCAGGAGGTATGGGAGATCGATCCTAGCTATATGCACTGGGTGCAAGAGAACAGACCAGAGATGCTTAAGAGCTTCCAACCTAAGCCTCAAAAAGTTCAAGCACCTAAGATGTCGGAAGAAGAGTTAGAGAACTATAACTACTATAAGAAAATCCGTCCGGCAACATTAGATGAAGCATTTTAAAGTTGTAGATCTGAAAGATGATTCGTATATTTAGTTGTAATTAAAATTAAGGTCATGTTATTAGTAGGAATTATTATTATCGTATTGTTATACGCAATTCTTAAACAAGTAGAGCGCAATGGTCGAGTATAAGAATCGTTACGGAGACGTCTACACATTCACCAAACAAGAGAATGGTGATGTGTTATGGGAAGGCAATTTTGAGCATCATCGAATTGGATACGATGAAGACATTAAAGATCCAATTTACGTAGATCCAAGTGGAGGTCCTTTTATTAGAAAAGGTCAAATGCTATCTCATACTATCTACGGAGATGAAATGAACGTAATTGTAGAATCATTTGAACCAGTTGAGACTGGGTACCTAATTAAAACCAAACCTCACGAGTACGATCCAAATGATATGTCTCATTTAGCTGATAGTAAAATTATTGGCGGTATAATTAATACAACAGAGGAATGAAACATCCTTATGAACTACAAGAAGAATTGGACGATACTCATTTAGTATTTGTACAATTAATGCAAAACAGATTAGATTGGTGTGTTGAAACAGAGAGATATGAAGTGGCTGCTCGATTAAGAGACTTAATCAAATACGAGACAACCGATGATGAAGGATATAAGCACCAATATTATTTGGATTTGCTTAAAAAGTATGCTCCCGAAACACCAGAGTTCTATAAGCGAATGAAAGAAAAGTACAACCTTTAACACCAACAAGAGATGAACGAAGTAGAAATTTTTATAAACCGTCTTAAGAAAATTGGTATTGAGCTTGAGTTAATGGGTAATATACCTTGGATTTATCTACATAAAGTAAATGGTAATAGAATACAACCCGAAGATTACAATGCTAATCATGGTTATACTATTGCTTGGTATCCTGTTAGGGTAGATCAAAAGATACATCTTGATAGTGATTTGAAACGAACCTTTGAAGTAATTAGAAAATACAAATGAGCAAACTAAATCAAATTAAAATACCAGTAGATATCCAACCTAACAATTGGATATTAGTTCGTGAACGAGACGGACTAACCAAACAATCAGCCGAAGTAATGTGGGTTGAATTTAATGAGAAAGGTAAGTTTAAATCCAAACACGATGAACCAGCAGTAGATCGTTCATTGATTATGTCTCCATTTAATCAGTTTTTTACTTGGCAAACTACCACTGTTACAGAAATTGTTGAACAGCGTGAAGACTACATTAAGTTTAAAACTCAAAATAGTAATTACGAATTATGGAAGCTATCCTAAAATTTAATCTGCCGGAAGATCATATTGACTTTGATTTAGCAGTCAATGGTGCTAAAGCACAATCAACATTGTGGGAAATGGACCAATGGCTAAGAGCACAGTATAAGTATATGCCTGATGAAGAGTACAGTAAAGACAAATACGAAACATACGAGAAGTGTAGAGATAAGCTCCGTGAGATTATGTTTGAGAACGGATTAAAATTTGACTAATGACAGAGCAAGACTTAATTGATTTCGGTTTTGAACGAAATGATGTAACCGCTGAAGAGAGCGGTGCTGACAATGACTTTTATTACTACGATATAGATTTAGGTAGTAATGGTTCAATCTCTCTAATATCACCTTCGAATGATGAAGTAGAGAATGGAAACTGGTATGTTGAGGTGTTTGAAGATGCTAAGGTAATATTCACCGGCAAGGATGATTTAAAAATATTTATCGATATTATTAATAAAAATACATTGGTTATAGAATGAAGTACACAGGCAAATGGTGGGATTCTAAACACCGCACAGAACGTGAACGAAGTATAGCTTGGACTGTAACTCAAATACTCTACGGGATACTAATCCTAACCGGAGTACTTATACTAGCCAGCTGTGAGAAAGAAACAGCTCCTACTCGAATCTTAGATGGAGAATACTCAGTAGCATATAAGATCTGGGAATACTCAGACGGCACCAGGAAGTATTATTATCCTCTAGGTACTGATGTTACCGGTCTTCCTATTACCGGCTGGATGGCAGAAACAAAATATATCTTTTCCGGAGACTCGCTAGGTATTAGTCAATTAATGAATGAAGGCTGGAACACAGGCTATGTTGAAGTAGAGTGGGCTAACATTACACCTCTTCAGGTAGGATGTCATTACGTAGAGAGTGTTAGTGATACCCAAATCTCTTGGTATCAAGATAATGTAATTATTAGAAGTATTTTAGTTAAGTAGTAAAAAAGTTATTAGTTAAGTTGGAACTTTAATAAGTTATTCGTATATTAAGTATAAATTTAAAAAGAAGTAAAATGGGTTTTGAAGTAATTGGATTGTTTCTTGCCGGCGTAGCAATGGGCACTTTAGGATTTTATATGTTAAGGTTTATCATTGATGTTATCCGCGGTAAGTACCGTACAGAAAAGTGAGCTATAGCTAAACTAAATTGAAGAGTAATAGCGTAAGCCTATACGCTTAAAATACCTGGCAGTTATAAATTATATTTAAAATGGCAAAACACGTTGTTGTTAGTCTTTCAGGAGGGATGGACTCCTCTACTTTGCTTTTAAAAGCATTAAATGAATTCGATACTGTAACCGCAGTATCATTTGACTACGGTCAAAAGCACAGAGTAGAACTTGAAAGAGCTCAATCATTGGTTGATTATCTAAATCGCAACTGTGACGAGAATGATTGTTACGGTGGATGTAAAGTAAACTACCGAGTTATTAAGCTCGATGGTTTAGTTGATCTGCTCAACTCGGCTCTAGTAACAGGTGGTGCTGAAGTACCTGAAGGTCATTACGCAGAAGAGAATATGAAAGCTACTGTTGTACCGAACCGAAACAAAATCTTCAGCTCTATTACACAAGCTATAGCACTTTCTATTGCAAATGAAACTCAGGAAGAAACTTCAATCGCTCTTGGTATCCATGCAGGAGACCATGCAATCTATCCGGACTGCCGTCAAGAGTTCCGTGACGCAGACGATCACGCCTTTAGAGTGGGTAACTGGGATAGCGATCGGGTATCTTATTGGACTCCTTATTTGGAAGGTGATAAGTTTACTATTCTAGAAGACGGATTGGTATTGTGTGAGAAGCTAGGAATAGACTTTGATGAAGTTTATAAGCGTACTAACACCTCTTACAAACCAATCAAGTACTATCACCGTCCAGAGACTAATGCCTGGACTTGGTACTCAGACTACAAATCAGCCTCTTCAGTAGAGCGTATTGAAGCTTTTATTAAGCTAGGACGACCTGACCCTGTAGCGTACGCTGATGAGACCGGCCCGGTAAGCTGGGAGGTAGCACGTGAGCATGTTGAAAAAGTTTTAGCAGCACACGCAAATTAATTAGGGGGGAGCTTGTCTCCCTCCCTATTTATTCTTATATTAGTATAGTGTCGTAGCACCACTTTAAAAACACAATTATGGCAAAAAAACAGTTATTGACGGAGCCTGTCCTCCCTAAAGACAGTATCATTAATCCTGACCTTTATAACAAGATTAAAGGTAAAGAGATTAAGTATTCAAAGGAGTTTAAAAACTTCAATAAGATGCCTGATCAAAAATGGCATCAGATCATCTCATTTATTAAATCCGGTATCCGAATTGGAGGCTACTTTTTGCTGCTGGTAAATATTCCTGCAGCTGTTGCTGTATTAGTTATAAGTGAAGTAATTGGAATTATAGAAGAATTAGTATGAAGTATTTGTATTTTAGCGCCCCTTGGTGCGGACCTTGCCGAATGTTAGGTCCAACAATGGAGAAAGTAAAAGAGCAAGGAATTGCAGTAGAGAAGATTAATATCGATACTGAAGAGCTCCTAACAATGGAATATACTGTCCGTAGTGTACCAACAGTCGTACTGGTAGACGAGTCCGGAAAAGAGTTTGCTCGTACAGTTGGAGCTAAGCCTTTAAATCATTATATTGAACAATATAAAAACTTTACAGAAGATGTATAAGAGTAGAAAGAAGTTTGACGGATTTAGTACTTGCTTCCGTCAATGGAGAGCAAATACGACTCACTGTCAGTATCTTCACGGTTACGACGTAGAGTTTGAAGTAACGTTTGAAGGTGACTTAGATCATCGAAACTGGGTATGGGACTTCGGAGGTATGAAGCGTGCTAATAACCTTATTGAAGGACGTCAACCTAAAGAGTGGATGGAGTATATGTTTGATCATACTGTCGTAGTATCAGAAGACGACCCTGCTATGTCAGACTTTGTAGATTTAGACGCTAGAGGTATTATTCAATTAAGAGTAATACCGGCAGTAGGTGCAGAGAAATTTGCAGAATATCTTTACCACAAGCTAAACGATTTCGTACAACTAGAGACTGAAGGTCGCGTAAAGGTTGTTAAAGTTAAATTTATGGAAAACCACAAAAACTCAGCAATCTATGCCGCTTAAGAGAATTGAAGACTATAGTAAGACTCTACCTATCGTAGAACTTTACACATGCGTACAATCAGAAGGTAGCCGTGCCGGTAGACCTACTGTTGCTGTACGTACTACAGGCTGTACTCACCGCTGTTACTTCGGAGAAGGAGGATGGTGTGATAGCTGGTACACAAGTATTCACCCAGAGAAAGGTAAATACTCATTTCAGGACATCGTAGACATTTATGATGCACATCCTGAGATTAAGGAGATGATGCTAACAGGAGGTTCACCTACCATGCACCCAGCTATTGTAAATGAATTAACACATTTTGCTAATGAAAGGGGTATTGTTATTACTATCGAGACTGAAGGATCGGCCTTTCTGGAAACAGATTACCCTATTGGTCTTATTAGCTTCAGTCCTAAGTTCAGCAATTCTGTTCCTGTACTTGGTGCAGTTACGCCTCTTGGGTCTGTTGTAGATCAGCGTTTTATTGATACCCATAACCGCTTTAGGCTTAACAAAGAGTCTATCAAGCAGTCTATGACTTACCATTCAGACTACCATATGAAGGTGGTTGTTAATCCGGTAGAGATGCCTGACACCTGGGATGAGATTCGTGCCTTCATGGACGAGTTAGAAGTACCTAAAGATAAGATCTGGATTATGCCTCCTGGAGATAACAGAGAAGAACTCATCAGAGTTTACCCAATGGTAATACAATGGTGTACTGATAACTATTATAATTTTACAGGCCGTGAACACATCATTGCCTTTGACACTAAACGCGAAGTATAATGCCACACGGATTTTTACAAAACCTACATCAGCTCTGGGCTTTAAAAGTAGTTGACCCAGCAGGAGTCATCTCTGCTTTAAGTGCCTACGGGTATGAGCTAGGCTACCTAACCTTAGACGGTATAGGAGCAGAAAAAGAAAATGAGAAGCACGAATTTCGTTACGGAGTACGAGTATGAATATAAAAAGTATTCTAATTGGAGCGAGCTTATTCTTGCTAGGACAGCTTATAACCTTTTACCAGCTTAACGGTCAGTTTATCTGGGAGTGGTTTAGAAAGCACGAATGGGCTATAGCTTTATTTGGAGTACCTATTTCATTTATTTTTATCTGGGCTACTAGAACAACTGTTGCTGGATTTGACGGCCTTCTATGGCCGGCTAGGTTTATAGGCTTCGGTACAGGAATGATTATTTACGCCTTTTGCGTATGGTACTATATGGGAGAACCTATCTCAACTAAGACAGCTATCAGTCTACTTTTAGCTCTTATATTAATCTGTGTTCAAGTTCTTTGGAAATGAGTTTTATTATAGGAAGTAAATGCATAGGAGAGAAAGATGGAGCATGTATTGAAGCATGCCCTATTGATTGTATCTACGAAAGCTTAGAACAGATGTTCATACATCCAGACGAATGTATTAACTGTGGAGCCTGTATACCAGCCTGCCCAGTAGAAGCAATATTTGAAAACGAAACCCTTGCTATTCAAATGGGCGAAGAAAATTCTGTTCATGCTAACTATAAGCATTTCGGATTAGAGTATAAATGAGAAAGAAAGATTTAATAACATTAAACGATGATTGGTATGAAGTTCAAAGAGTCCTTAGAGAAGATAAGCAATGGGATGTTGAACTTCTTAAACAGTACTGGCATTGTACACATACCTTCCGCAAGGATGGTCTACTCTATTTTTGTAGAGAGGTTCCAAAAATCGAATATCAAGAAATATGAAAGTAACACTAAACCACGTCACACCGGATGCCGAAAATGCAATTGTTAAAATTGCTAGAGTATCCTCTAAACGTACCGATAAGGTAGAAAAGCCTGAAGGGCTTCTTAACTATCTGATCAAACATAAGCACTGGTCTCCATTTGAGCATGGTTATATGTCAGTAGAGATTGAAACCTCTAAAGCAATTGGCATTCAGTTAATACGTCACCGCTCTTTTACCTTTCAGGAATTTAGTCAACGTTATCAAGATGTTAACCTCTTGGACGGAATGTTTGAGAGGGTAGAGTTAAGAAAGCAAGCTGAAGATAACAGACAAAGTTCTACTGAGATATTCAACCCAGATGTATACTATGACGGGTACTCTACTGCTGCTTCAGCTCAGATAGGCAAGCACTTCAGAGCTTCTCAAGATCTTTATAAGCGACTCCTTGATGAAGGTGTAGCAAGAGAAGTAGCTCGAATGGTGTTACCATTATCTACTAAAACTAAGATTCACATGACTGGTTCTATCCGCTCATGGATTCACTTCTTAGATCTCCGAGATGACGCTCACGCACAGAAAGAGATTCAGGATGTAGCTAAAGAAATCAAAAAACTATTTATAGAAGAATTTCCTGTTATTTCTAAAGCCCTAAATTATTAATTATGAAAAAATGGTCAACTCTGTTACTGCTCTTCTTATCAGTAACCACATACGCACAGTTAAAAGATAGCGTATATTACACAACACCTAACTTTATTATTAACTACTCAGAAGTCTTAGAAGGACCTCGCTCTATCCGCTACACTGTAATGTGTCCTTCAGGTACAGCCTCTAGATCAGGAATGGACTTTTATAAAGAGAAGCAAGTACATACTTCCGATAATGACGACTACGTAGCTAATGAATGGGATAAAGGTCATATGGCTCCTGCCGCCTCTTTTAACTGCGATCGTAATATGCTACTTAGTACTTTTACCTATGTTAATTCTAGCCTACAGCAACAGTCTCTTAATAGAGGAGTATGGAAGAAGTTGGAAGTACGTGAGAGAGAATTAGCTAAAGATAACGAAGTTAAAGTCTTTATCAGAGTAGAGTATGGAGCAACTCCAAACCGCGTACCTGCAAATGCTGCTATCCCAGTAGGGTATTATAAGGAACTAAAAGTTGGAAATAAGCGAGAATGTTACTATTTTAAGAATGTTAAGCCTGATACCTCAGAGCTTGAAGCTTTTAAATGTAATTGTAGAAACGTAATTCGATGAAAAAACTACTAACCTTACTCACCCTTGCATTAGGATTTAACCTAAGTGCATCACACCTCTTAGGAGGATATACTCAAGCTATCCAGCGCGGATACTCTGATACTGTAGATATTACAGTTACTCTGTTTACTGACCCTCAAGGTATCAGCGGACCTACTTCTCTAACCTTAACTGAGTACAAACTTACTAATGGGTTCTATCAACAGAATACTACAGTGAGTTTAACTCAACAAGTTACTTCAACCTGGCAAGGAGTTAACGTAGCAATCTATTCCGGCTACCGAGTATTAACAGCAGGCGATTATCGATACGTTTATACAAACTGTTGTAGAGGTATTCACACTAACGCTGCTTCATCTATGAATAGCAGCTTTACTATGGGATTAGATTATAAGAAATCCTCAGTACCTAACTCGGCTCCTATCATTGTAAATCCTCTTCCTATCAACTGGGTTACTGGTGATACAGCTACATCAATTCTTTTTGCAGTAGATCCTGATGGAGATTCTGTAATGGTAGAAAAAGATGACGCTCTTAATCAGTATGCAAATGGAGTGTTTGTACCCTTAGCTCCTTTCTCTCAACTAGGTAATTACGGTACATACTATGTAGACGCAAACGGAGCTATTACTTGGGGTCCAACTACTAATGGTCAATTTGCTACCGGGTATAAAATTAGCGAGTATAGAAACGGAAGCTTGATCGGAGTAAATAGAATTCAGCAAGTATACATTACTCAACCAGGATCTACTCCTAACGTACCAGTACCTCCAGTTGCTTTTACTCAAGACCTGCTTAATGGAGATTCGCTATACGTTAGTGTATTAATTAACAACTACACCTCTACTAGCTTGACCTTCCCAGGAGTTAATGTTACTCAAGCTTCAAATACAACCTGGAACTTAACAGACCTGCAGGTAGGTACATATAAAGGAGTATTAAGAGCTTCCAGTAACTCTTCTAATAACGACTACTTTGTTACTCTGATTGTAAACTCAACAATTGGAATTGAAGAAAATATTGCAGATTTCAATACGCAATACAAAGTATATGATTGGAACGGTCGTTATATGGGAGAAAATATAAATTGGGCCGAACTTAAAGGATTATATGTAATCAGATATAATAACGGTAGAGTAGAAAAAGTACTTATTCAATGAGAAAGTTCTGGATTATACCTACAATAATACTTACCTTATCCGCTTGTACGGTGACAGTTCCTATTAGCGGTGATCCAGCCCAATCGGTTCAGAGAACTGATAAGGAAACTCAAAAGGTAGAATCCTTAAACACTACCAAAGTAAAGGCAGCTGAAAATGCAAAGGTAAAACAACAAGAGAAAGAACAAAAAGCAGAATCACAACCAACTCAAGACGAAGGTAGAGGTGGTGGAATGAATTGATAAATGAAAAGAATACTAACACTTATACTACTGCTACACTTTGGGTGGGTGTTTGGCCAATCTAACGAAGGAGCAGAAGCTAACTCAGAACTGACTAGTGTAACTTATGTTGAACTGAACAACGACATCATCAGTAGTTCAAATATAACATTAGGTTATTTAGGTGAGTTTACTATATTTAGTTTCAACTTAGCATATGAGTGGGAAAGTGGAAAGCATACAAATGGAATCTTTTATTCATATACCCCATCATTCAAATACGGTAAAGTTGGATACAACTACGGCAGAGTTAAAGAGTTTAGCAGCGGGCTAAAGAGAACCAATAACTACTCAATTACCCTATCTAATTCTGGATATACGCCAGATGCTCTAACTATATCCCCATACTTTAACCAGATGTATGAAAAAAATTCGACAAAGATTGGATATACTTTATTTGTGAATGATTATAGCTGGGATGATTTTGAATTAGGTGGTGAATTCTATGATGCAGCTGTAAATCAAACTTACAGTCTAATGTTGATTGGAATGAAAGAGTGGGAGTTAAACCATTGGATACTAAGACCAGAAGTATTCCTACTAACTGATATCCGAACACATTACTTTACCTTATATGAAGATGCGGTAAATGAGATTGATTTATGGTACTGGAATGATTTTAATATGAATCTGTACTACGGAGTATCAATAGGTTATAAAGTTACAGATACATTCTCCTTTGCAACTAAACTAAGAAGCGCACTTGATTATGACGTTTCGGATATAGAGCTAGGTTATATAAAAGAGATCCCATACTTTATTACATTAGGTGCTAACTACGATTTTTAAAACCAAAATATGCAACTGTTATTGAACGCTAAGGATATTGATATCCGAACTAAAATTATCGGTAAACAGATTGCCGATGATCACAGAGGAGATAAAACACCAGTAGTTATGGTAGGTTTGTTAAACGGAGCATTTATGTTCTATGCAGATCTAGTTAGGAGCATGCCTATTGATGTAGAGTGTGACTTTATGAGAGTGAAATCTTATGTAGGTAAAAAGAAGCAAGGAGATATTCAGATTATGAAAGATCTGGAAACTCCTATCAAAGGTAAGCACGTATATCTGGTAGATGATATCTACGATACAGGTAATACTATGAAAGCAGTAATTGAATACCTAGAAGTTAAACATCCAGCCTCTATCTCGATTGTTAGCTTGCTTATTAGAGCAACCTCACCTATCCCTAAACAGAAATCATACCATGCATTTACTATTGATGATGAATGGGTAATAGGCTTTGGAATGGATAATGAGAAAGGTTATGCAAGAAATTACAGAGATGTGTTTGCACTCTGAAATAGTTTTCGTATATTATAAAAAGGTGTCGAAGCACCACCTCAAAAAACAAATTATATGGCAGAAAAGAAACGTTATGATGTAGAACTCGCTCAAGCCGGGTTCGCTAATGGTATCTCCGCTCAACTAGCAGAGAAGTTCCGAGTTCACTCTATGACCTCTATGAACTTAACAGACCAGGAGAGGTTTAATATCATTGAGAATGCTGCTAAGGCATTTGGTGAATTCCTAGATGCTCTAGGATGTGATTGGCGTAATGATCCTAACTCATCAGATACTCCTCGTCGAGTGGCTAAGGCGTATGTGAATGACTTATGGGCAGGACGTTTCAATCCTATGCCTGAGATCACGGCCTTCCCTGCTGATGGTTATGACGGTATTGTATTCGAAGGTAATATTCCTTTAACCTCTATGTGTTCTCACCACCACCAGACCATTCAAGGTCGAGTACATATCGCTTACATTCCAGGTCCTGGAGGTAAGGTAATCGGTCTATCTAAGCTCAATCGTATTGTAGAGCACTTTGGCCGTAGAGGCGCTATTCAAGAGCAGCTTACTGTAGCTATCCACAACGCAGTCGATACTGTGTGTGAGGGTAATGTAGGAGTAGCTGTAATGGTAGAAGCAACCCACAACTGTGTATCTTGTCGAGGTACTAAGCATGCAGGAGCTTCTATGAAGACATCTAAGCTATCTAAGAGCTTTATGGAAGAAGACTCAGCACGAGCAGAATTTTATGAATTTGTAAAAGGTTATTCTTGTAAATGAAAAAAGTACGAGTAAAATTTGTTGATGAAGTAGAAGTATTCAACAAGACGTTCGGTAAGCCGAATAACTATACTCCTATCATTCCTAATGATAAAAAGCTAACTGACTTTGTCGTTAACTTTATTAAGGAAGAGACAGACGAACTAGCTCACGCTATCGAAGAGAAAGATATCGTAGAGGTACTAGACGCTATCTGCGATCTACTTTACGTAGCTGTAGGTAATGCTACAATGGTATTTGGACTCAAAGATAAATTAATACCTGCTTATAAAGAAGTTCAGGCCTCGAATATGTCTAAGAGTTGTGCTACTCTACAAGAAGCAATGGACACTATAGAGAAACGAGAAAAAGAACACGGCGATTGTTATTTTCGTAAGGTAGGTAACCGTTATGTAGTTTACCGCAAGGCAGATGATAAAGTTATGAAGTCCATTAATTACTTCGCACCTAATCTTAAACAGTTCTTTACTGAAGAAGAGCTAAAAAACTCTAAGTAATAATGGACCCAAAGAAGTTAGTAGAAGAACATAAGATTTATTTAGAAGATCTAGAGCGTTGGGTAGTACCTTTAGAGGTAGTTGATCAAGCTCTATCTATGAAATCTGCAAAAGAACTTGAAGAGAATTTAGATAAACTACAGATACAGATGTCTGAATTGAATAAAGTATTTAACGACTTAGGAAATATAAATGGTTAAGATTGCACACGAAAGCCCGATAGCTAGCTTTGATACTATTCAGCAGTATACGGACTATGATTATGCCTTAGTACATCTCTTTGAAGAGAATGAAAAGTATTTAGATAAGTTTATAGAAGCTCGAGATAAAGGACGAGAGATTATTTTAGATAACTCTATCTTTGAATTAGGAGAAGCTTTTGATTCTGATCGTTTTGCTTTCTGGATTGACTACCTAAAGCCTACTTGGTATATCGTACCTGACTCTTTAGAGAATGCTAAGCGTACTATGCACAATATGGCTGAGTGGAACTTTAAGTATGCAAACGCTTTAGCAGCACCCAGTAAGAAGATAGGTGTAGTACAGGGAAAGACTTACTCTGAGATAGTTACTTGTTACGAATGGATGACTACTATAGCTGAAGTAGATATGGTGGCTATCTCTTTCGATTACAGTCTCTACGAACAGATGGTACCGCATCCTAATAAGTATGTTAGCTGGATGCTAGGAAGAGTAATGCTATTAGGAAAGATGCTACGTGACGGAGTTATCAACACAGATATTCCTCACCACTTACTAGGATGTGGACTTCCTCAGGAGTTTGCTTTCTATAAAGATTACGATTGGATCTACTCTTTAGATACTTCTAACCCGGTAGTACACGGCTTACTAAATATTCCGTATACAGATCAAGGCTTATGGGACAAAGCTTCTATTAAGTTATTTGAGATGATCAATATGGTTCCTACTAGCGAGGAACTCACCCAGGCAATTTATAATGTTCAACGTTTTAGATGGTTCGCACATGGTAGCAATACGTCCGTGGATAGCATTCTTTAGTCAGACAGGATCTGAGATTGTTGAGGTAAGTAAGATCTTAGGTCGCTGGCCTAATAAGATTATTACTAATCATCGACCTTCTCATCTAAGAACTATCAATCAAGATATTCCTACTCATTTACTTCACTGGACTGAAAATAAGCCTGAAGAGCATGAGTACCATTGGCTGTTGATGGGATATGAAAATCCTATCGTAACTTTGCATGGCTGGCTAAGAGTTGTACCTGAGAGCGTCTGTAAGCAGTATGAGACATATAACGGACATCCAGGCCTTATAACTAAGTACCCTGAGCTTAAAGGTAAAGATCCTCAGTATAGAGCTTGGGAAGGTAATTATAGAAGTGCTGGGTGTGTGATTCATAAAGTAACTGCCGGAGTAGACGAAGGAGAAGTGTTAATGGAAAGAGAAAGCATACACGGACAGTTGCCTAAGAAGGATATCTTTCGTATATTACATGACACATCAGTAGAGATGTGGGGTGAATTTTTACATAATAAGTTATGGTTAGACGAGTTGCATTAGTAGGAGCTAGTAGTACTGGCAAGACTACTGTGTATGAATTACTAAAATCTAAACTTCCTACAAGGGGTTTTCAACAATGGCAATTTGTTAACGAGAGTACTCGTACGGTTGCTAAGTTTGGCTTTCCTATCAATGAAGCAGGTACTACTGAGACTCAGTTAGCTATCTCTTCTTTTCACTTAGAGGCTCTACTAAGACCTCATAGTATAATTCTAGATCGTTGTTATCTAGATCTAGTTGTATATTCAAAGCATATGCCTGCTTTATCTCAACAAGGCTTAGACTTTATTGAAGATACTTGGAAGCGAGTACAGGAGGAGTATACGCATTATATTTACTTTCCGATTGAATTCGATGCTGTGGACGATGGTCAGCGTAGTATCGATGAAGCTTGGAGAAGGATTATTGATGAAGAGTTTCAATGGCAACTCGATTTAACTGACCGTCATTATTTAACTGTTACTGGCTCCCCATTGCAGCGAGTAGATCAAATTTTAAACTATATCAAATAAAATGGAAGAAGTAAAAAACTACAATGCTGTTGTCGAGATTGCGAATAAGCACCTCGGTAAAGTAGGAGGAGAAGGCTACAAAGCTATCTACGACCCAGAGTTGCTAGTAGCAGTACCTCGTTATTTAAACAGAGAAGCTTACGGCATTGAAGAAGGTAACTTACCTTTCGTAGGAGTAGATAGCTGGAACGCTTATGAAGTATCAGCCATCACTAAGAAAGGACAACCTGTAGCAGGTATGCTTAAGATTGTATGTCCTGCTGATTCAGAGTATCACGTTGAGTCTAAGTCAATCAAATTGTATCTAAACTCTTTGAATATGACTCCAATGGGCGAAACAGCTAAGGAATGTATCAAGCAGATTGAAAAGACAGTATCTGCTGATCTTACTGAACTGCTAGGAGGTTTTGTTGCTTGTACGTTCTTTGGTAACGATTATGGAGCAGAGTATGCTTTTGATGGCTTTGCCGATCTAGCAGCAAGTGTTAACCTAGACGAGCTAGAATTTACAGCTTTCCATTCAGACGCTTCTCAGTTAGAGGTAGGAGGAGACCTTCCTTTTTCAGTTACTACAAAGGTTCATTCTAATCTTCTACGTAGTAACTGCCGAGTAACCAACCAACCAGACTGGGGTGATGTTTATATCCATATGGAAGGTAAGAAGACTATCAAGCTTACTTCATTAGCTAAGTATATTGTTAGTCACCGTCAAGTATCTCACTTCCACGAAGAGATCTGTGAGATGGTCTTTACTCATCTCATGCAAGCCTACGAGCCAGAAAAGCTTATGGTAGCATGTCTATATACACGTCGTGGAGGACTCGACATTAATCCTATCCGAGCAACTCATAAAGAAATGATCCCAGGGTGGTTTTCTGATTCGGGAAAAAGAATGAAGAAAACTTTACGTCAATAAGTTGGAGCCTACGGGCTCCTTTCTTATCTTTATAAAGTAATTAAAACTAAAGGTTATGAATGATATAGTCGAGTTTTTTGATAAAGACGACTTTGAAGAGCTTTTTGGTATCTCTGTTGTAGTATTTAACCGGTACCGTTTTAACAGGTACGAATACAGAAAAGCAATTGCTAACGGAGGTAAGTACCTTCTTATGGAGATTATAGCTAAGTATTGGCTGGAAAGGTACTTTAAGTATCCGGTAGATTCTTTTAAGATAGGACATAGAACTAACAAAGGACTAGATATTATTAGTCCCGACGGTAAGATAAGAGTTGAGATAAAGACAACAGATCATTTAGATAATGGTAAATACGCTTCCTTTCAAAGTATTAACTGTAAGCGAGATAGTGAAGGAAATTTGCTTTTTAACTATATTCTTTTTTACTCTCCTGTCTTATCAATGGAACACGTATATCTTTTTAAAGCAGAAGAAGTAGAAGCATTAGGATTACCAAAAGGTGATAAGCTTAACATCAAGCCTACCCTTGACGAATCTAAGTATATTGATACTAAAGACAGTCAGATAAACAGATGGTCTCAAGCCTTTCAGAAAAATAAGAAGTATCTTCTATCAGATGACAATTGAAAAAAAATACTACACGGTTACAGATAAGGAAACTGTTAACCTACTTATCCAACATATTCAGGAATCGAACGTAATTGCATACGATACCGAGACTGATAGCTTGAATATGAGAAAAGGACAGATAGTTGGTTTCTCTGTATCAGGTGACATTGGTATCGGATTCTATATGCCGACGATGGCTTGGAGTCATGAGAATGAATCCTTAGATGAACTTACTATCGAAGGTATTGGATGTCATGCTATTGCTAAGAAGATTTTAAGTATGTTAATCGGTAAGAAGCTTGTGATGCACAACGCATCATTCGACTGCCGATTTACTAAGAACTTCTACGGAATTAACTTACTTGATAGTCTCTGGGTTGATACCGCTCTACTAGTTCATACTGTTCAGGAAGAAGGAGCAGGTATGGGAGTGTTCGGTCTTAAACCTTTAGCTATCTCTATCCAGGAACATATTGGTTTAGATGTAGAGAAGGCTGCTAACGAAGAGCAGATCGAACTGAAAGAATCTATCAAACGTAATGGAGGCTCAGTGACTAAAGAGAGCTTTGAGATCTACAAAGCAGACATGGATATACTTTCTAAGTATGCTGCTGCCGATACCGACTTAACCCTTCGTGTCTGTACATATTTTCTAGATAAGTTAAAAGTAGAGAATCTAGAAAAGTTCTTCTTTGAAGACGAAGTAATGCCTTTATACCGTGAGGTGACTATTCCTATGGAAGAGATGGGAGTAGATTTAGACTTAGAGCTCTTAGAGCAGACTAAAGAAGAGATCATTGAAGACCTTCAGAAGAATAAAAAGATCGTTCTTGATTCTATCCTAGCATTAGCTGCAGGTAAAGAATGGGTTGTAGACACTGCTCTAAAAGAGTTCCCACCTTCTAATAAAGGTACATGGGCACAGACATTAGCTATGAGATATTCTTTATCTCTGCCTAAATCTGACAAGACCGGTAAATACTCTATTACCCAAAAGACTCTGGCTGAATTAGAAGATTCACCTGTTAGAGAGTTTTTACTCACAGGTAAATTAGATCTCCTTAATGAGATGGAGGTACTAAAAATCTCTATGGCTTTATGGAAGGAGAAGAATGATGGTGAGTATATTAACATTCAATCTAAGAAGCACTTAGGTGAGCTAGTATTTGACTACATGGGCATTAAACCTCTAGTATCAGGAGCTAATACTAAGTCCGGTCGAGATAAGTTCGATATGGATATGATCGAAGAGCTCTCTAAGGACTATGAATGGGCTGAGAACTTACGCATCTATAATAAGCTTCTAAAGATTAAGTCTACTTATATTGATCGCTTTGTAGATAATCACGAAGATGGTCGTTACTACTTCTACTTCAAGCAGAACGGTACTGTTTCCGGACGCTACGGTTCAGATGCCCAGCAGCTACCTAAGCCTAAAGAAGATGGTGAAGATGCTCCTATTATCGTTAAGTATACTAACATCGTTCGTGCCTTCTTAACTGCAGGTGAAGGACGTAAGATCATCGATGCCGACTACGAATCATTAGAACCTCACTGCTTTGCCTCAGTATCAGGTGATGTTAAGCTTCAAGAGATCTTTAATAACGGATGGGACTTCTACTCTACTGTAGCTATTCAGACTGAGAAGCTTGATGAGCAGCGTGATAAATACCCTGACGGAGTATCCCCAGATAAGAAAGCTCCTAACTACCTAAAAAAGTTAGACCCTGTTAAACGTAATCAGGCTAAGGCCTATTCGTTAGGAATTGCATACGGCATGGAGGCTTATGCTCTAGGAATGACTCTAGGTATATCTCAAAAAGAAGCAGAGGTACTTGTAGAAGGTTATCTAAATGGCTTCCCTCAACTTAAGCAATGGAGATTAAACTCTCGTAAGCAAGTTAAGGAACATGGCTTTATTACAAATAAAGTAGGACGTATCCGTCACCTACCTAAAGTAAAGAAGATGTACGATACTTTTGGTGAACAGATTATGGACTGGAAGTTTAGAAAAGATCTATCAGAACGTTACGGTAAAGATCAAGTACTGCAATGGTACCGTGACTACCGAAATGGACTTAACAACTGTTTGAACTATCAACTGCAGAGCCTTGCAGCGGCTGTCGTAAACCGGGCAGCAGTACAGATCAATCGCAAGCTGAAGGAGCTTGGGATCGACGGCCGTGTTCAAGCTCAAGTCCATGACCAGTTAATCATTAACGTACCAGAAGATCAGGCAGAGTTTGTAGCTCCTATTATTAAAGAGATTATGGAGAACACAACTAAGCTTGAAGGAGTAACTCTTAAAGCACCTCCTGAAATTTCTAGAAACTGGAGAGATGGTCACTAATTTAAATTAGCTGCTATATATAATAAAGAGCAGGGAGCCGCTCATAAGATGACTCACCGAATGGGAGTCGGGTTGTATAAAATATTAACTAAATAGATCTAAGGACTATGACACAAATCAACTACAAGTTGTGGGATAACAATGTATCCTCAACATTCGACATCCTTTTTAAGGATTTCTTCAATCAGACATCTACCTTTATTTCTCCGGTAGATAATAAGATCGGACACCCGGTCGACATTTACGAAACCAAAGACGGACTATTTTTTGAAATTGCCTGCACAGGTCTTAACAAAGCCGATGTTGAGATTAATGTGGAAGGTGATGTACTCCGTGTTACTCATAACTCAGAAGAGAAGAAGAAGGATCCAGAAAACATCCGCTTCTACCATAAAGGCATCTCTAAGCGCTCTTTTAATTTAGGTTATAAGATTGCTCGTAGATTTGATCTTGAAGCCATTGATGCTAAGATGCAAGATGGACTTCTATCAATTAACATCCCTCATACTGAGGAAAATAAACCTACGAAAATTAAAATTAAATAAGTTTTAGAGTTGGCTCCCTGTACTCTTTTTCGTATATTAAGAGTATAATCAAAACAAGTTATGGCAAGAGGAAAAAAGGTCGGGCATGTAAAGCCCCAAGTAACAATTAAAGACGATATGTTAACACCGTACTATATTAGTATGGATGAAACTCAGTACACATTAATGATTGAAGGCTCTACTTTACCTTTAGGTTATTATAGTAGTCTAGAAGGAGCAATCAAACGAGCTGCTCGATACCTTACGGTAGAGAGTCTTAATCAACAGACTGTAGACCTTACTGACTTTCTTAAAGCTTACGATAACGTAATCACACAATTAAATAATCGCATTCCTGTATGAAGAAATTAGTACCGATGGGTGACCGCTTGGTCGTAAAACCTATTGAACAGACCGAGCAGATGTACGGTAATATTATTATTGCCGACATGGGTAAAGAACGTCCGGAGATGGGCGAAGTTATTGCCGTAGGACCTGGACGTATGTCAGAGTATGGTAAATTTGTACCTGTTAACTTTAACGTAGGTGATATTGTATTGCTTCCTAAGATTGGAACTATCCGAGTAGAGTTTGATGGAGAAGAGTACTATATTGCCCAATCTAAAGAAATCCTTTGTAAAGTAGAAGAAACGTATAATCCAGAATCAGATCACGAATTACTATGAGTAAACGTATAGAATTTTCATCAAAAGCAAGAGCAAGTCTTCTTGCAGGCGTAAACAAACTATCTAACGCAGTTACAGCTACACTAGGTCCTAACGGACGTAATGTTATTATCGAACAGTCTATGGGTAACCCAACCTCCACTAAGGACGGTGTTACAGTAGCTAAGGCTGTAGAGTTAGAAGACACAATCGAAAACATGGGTGCCCAGCTAGTAAAGCAGGCATCTATTAAGACAGCAGATGGTGCCGGTGACGGTACTACTACATCAACTCTCTTAGCAGCTCAGATCTATGCTCAAGGCTTAGAATCTTTAGCGGACTATAATGCTATTGATATCAGTCGCGGTATCGCTAAAGCTACTTCTACAGTAGTAGAGTATCTAGAAAAGCACGCTAGAGAGATTACAGATGAGACTCAGTTGCATCAAGTAGCAACTATCTCAGCTAACAACGACCCAGAAGTGGGAGAGCTTATCGCTTCATCGATGGACAAGGTGGGACGTGAAGGCGTAGTGACGATTGAGGAGTCTCGCACAGGAGAGACTTACCTCGAGGTTGTTGAGGGTATGCAGTTTAATCGAGGATATAAGTCGATTTATTTTGTTACGGATAATAATTCCATGACTGCCGTTTTGAGCAACCCTCTCGTTTTGATTACAGATAAGAAAGTCACTGCCGCAAAAGAGCTACTGCCAATCCTTGAGGCATGCTCTTCACAGAACAAACCATTGCTCATCATCGCTGATGACATCGATGGCGAGGCTCTCTCCACTCTGGTCGTTAATAAGATGCGAGGTATCTTGCAAGTAGTAGCTGTTAAGGCTCCAGAATTTGGTGATCGTAAGAAAGCTATGCTAGAAGATATCGCTACATTGACTGGTGGTCAAGTTGTATCAACTGAGAAAGGAATGCGCCTTGACAAATTCAACCCAGAGTGGTTAGGTCAAGCTCGTAAAGTTACCGTTGGTAAAGACGAGACTACTATTGTAGACGGTAAAGGAGAAGCTGGAGCTATTGAAGCTCGTATTGAGGAGATTAAGTCTCTTATCGATAATAGTAAGTCACCTTTTGAAAAAGAGACCCTACAGGACCGCTTGGGACGTTTAGTAGGAGGAGTAGCTATTGTACACGTAGGAGGTCAATCTGAACTTGAGATGAAAGAGAAGAAAGATCGAGTAGAGGATGCTCTCCATGCTACTAAAGCAGCACTAGAAGAAGGTATTTTGCCTGGAGGCGGAGTAGCATTACTAAATGCAGCTAATAGTATGGAGATTCCTGCTGAACTAAATAGCTCAGAAGCTGTAGGTTACGGTATCTTAATGGCTGCTATTGAACGACCTTTTGCAACAATCCTCAGTAATGCAGGTTATGACGCTCATAAGATCCATGACATTGCAGATGAGATCGTAGAATCAGATAATTTCTGGTACGGTTATAACTTACGTAATGAAGAGTATGTAAATATGTTTGCCGAAGGAATTATTGATCCTGCTAAGGTAACACGTTTAGCACTAGAGAATGCTTCTTCAATTGCACGTACTATGTTGACTACTGAATGTGTAATCAGCAACGTTAAAGAAGATAAGAAACAAGAGATGGATTTTAATCAATTTATGTAATGAGTAAAGTAACAGGACGTCAGCGTTATTTCGCTTTTCAGGAATGGTACAACTGGGCACAATCTCAGTACCCTATCTTGAAGAAGAAAAAGAAAGTACAGCCACAAAATCACAACAATGAAATTTAATTCAGGAGATATTGTTCGTACTATCGACCCTAGATGTACAGGTAAGAACTTAAAAGTGTTGGAAGACAAAGGAGAGTTTTTACTGTTAGAGGATAATCAAGGAGAGGTATACAACGTATTTAAGCAGGACTGCCACAAGCAGATGTTGTTTGGTTAAGCCGAAGGGGCGGGCGAGGGGGCGTGTCTCTCTCCCCGCACCGAAGGTGCCACGCGCATTTTATGCTAAAGTCCCTACCGGGCCTTAGAGCTTGGGCTATTTATTAAAAGGTTACTTATTGTTTAATTCTCGATTAATTGTGTCATGAGCGAGAAGCGTATTGAAGAATTAGGTTTTGCAGCAGCGAATGAAGGTTTTTTTAAAGAGTGGCACAATACTGCCTCCCTTTACTTGCAACAAAATCCCAAAATCGAAAGGGTAGAGGCGTACGAAAAGGCGTACAAAAAATTTTCCGGCACAGTTGAATAATTGTTATAACGTTCTTATCTTTACACTATGAGTGAATATCGATTTTTGTATTGGGATGATTATGGAACGCCGGAGAGAGACAAAGCAGGAGAGACACCTAGCACAACTAATACGTCGAAAGATGATCCAAAAGGATCACGGGACGGCGAAGGAGTATAAGCGTGTAAAAAAGAAGTGGGGCGATGAAAGCGATGAACAGTTGGGTTGATGAATATGATAATTGGTCACCCGATCATCCTTTAAGCTCACATCAAGCACAAAAAAATCAAGAAGATTTTCCCGAAGAGTTGCAAGAACAGTAAAACGTTCGTATCTTTAAACTAATAGAATGGCACTGAAGTGTTAAACTTGCTACTGTGGTGAAATAGGTAGACACGAGGGACTTAAAATCCCTTGGGCAGTGATGTCCGTGCCGGTTCGATTCCGGCCAGTAGTACACGGAAACCCACGTACTTTAGTACGAAAAGGTTCTTTGACATATTGGATAGAAAGATGCGCTAGTGGCGGAACTGGTAGACGCGCTAGACTTAGGATCTAGTATCTTACGATGTGGGGGTTCGATTCCCTCCTAGCGCACACAATGAGAGGAGATAAAGGTAAAAGCCAAAGGCACGATCGACGGATCGTTTAACTCCTGCGGTGCGGACCCTGATGCTGTAAGCGCGCTACAATGGGTGAAGCCTCTCTATAATATGGACTCGTAGCTCAGCTGGATAGAGCATCAGCCTTCTAAGCTGACGGTCGAAGGTTCGAATCCTTCCGGGTTCACAACGCAGTCAGATGCATCTGGTTTCTCTATTCCATCTAAAAATAGAGTGGAGCTACAGTGGCAGGTTATGGTTGTCCTCTAACAACCGGCTCGGGATGTGGCGCAAGTGGTAGCGCACCTGGTTTGGGACCAGGGGGTTGGAGGTTCGAGTCCTGTCATCCCGACTAATCATTAAATGTTATAATCATGCAAACAGCTATTAAGTTTCTCTTTCCGGTAATGTACATCTTCTATATTGTAGGAGTTGGGCTAAACGTAAGTGTAGGTAACTACTCAGATGCAGCATGGGTGTTAAGTGCCCTACTGTGGATGTTTAACTACCATATGTTATACCGTAAGACTACTAAAGCATAAAGAGCCCAGGCGTGTACAAAGAGACTGAGTCTAGCCTCAAAATCCTAGCAGCCGGTACCGATCCCGGTAATGTGCGTAGGTTGACTTGGGAAGAGATATATAGAGGGGGATACGTGAACCAATAAGCGTCCTACAAGCAACTCCCCATGACCCAATTAGGTTGTGTATGCAATTAGCTCCTCAACCTCATGCACCTGCAGACAGTGAGGTGATTGGGTCTAAAAGCCTCCTTAGCTCAGTTGGTAGAGCCACTGATTTGTAATCAGTAGGTCGTTGGTTCGAGTCCGACAGGAGGCTCTTTTTGAGAACAGAGTAAGGCGTAGAATGGAAGAGTGGGGGAACACTTGCGCAAGGGTGCACACTAAGTACAAATCCCTAATGGTGTGTGAAGGCTAGACCGGGATGCCCGATAAATC